GTCGATGTCATGGCGTAGGGCGGTTTCGCTTTTGGTCATCTCCGCAAGGGAGAAGTTGGCGGTTAGTTTCATATAAACTCTTCTTTAGGTATCTGTACGCATGTAAGCTCAAAAGCGTCAACGCTTAAGTCTGTGGATAGTTTGTGTCTGACCGCGTAATTTTTCTGTTCGCATTGGCTGGCGGTTGCCGTTAAAGTGCCGTTAGCAAACCCGCAGGCACCGTTAGTAAAACAAATAAACGCAACAGGCACCCAGAAAGACATAGCGTACCCCCAAACTATTTTACAACGGACCTCAACTGCTCACCTTTATCTTTACTACCAACGCTAGAGCCGAAGTAGTAGCTTAGGATTTGTGTTACGGCGGCGGATAGCACGCCCAAGATGTAAATCAGGATGTCCTTGGCCTCGGGCTTCACTTCCACAAAGATGAGCACTGCGAACAGCAGAAACGATAAACCCACAACGCCTAGCGCCAAAGCGGGTGTCACAATTTTGTTAAGGAGAGGCGCATTTGCGCTTGAAGCAATGGCCATTTCGCGCTCACGAGCGCTGTTTTTATCTGCAAGAATAGCTTTAAATTTGTCGTGTTCGAGTTGCTTGATTTTGGCTTCCGCTTCGGGGTCTTTGTTAATTGCCTGCATTACAGCGTCTACTTCGTCTTTGACGCCAAGCTGTTTAGAAAGCGCACTAACTGCCATGCCAGCCAGAGGACCACCAAGTACAGTAGCAATACCGGGCGCGAAGCCTTTAACCATTGAAATAAGTTCATCCATTTCCGCCCCTTGTGTATATGGCCCACACCAATACGGCGATAACTATTACACCAGTCACCACCGATATAACAATCAGAAAGCCATTTATCCAAGCCCAAATCGTTTGTTTGCGCTTATATCTAGCTAGCGCTTCAGCCTTGACCGCCGCATCTCGTTTTCGCTTGGCATCAGCTTGAAACTGCAACCAATCGTCCCACAACCCGGCCCGCCCGCAGTAGATCATTAGCTCTTGCAGCTCTTGTTCGTTTCGTTTGATAGCCTCTAGTGCAAAGAACGCTTCTGAATCAGAGCCTGATTGACTAGCTTTTTTAGCTATCGCGGCTTTGTTGTCAAAGAAGCTGAACAAGTGCTGCCCCGCTGCCATGATGTCTCCACCATTGGCAACCGTTTCTTTAATAACTGCAAAGGCAGCGTTGGCGATAGCCAGTTCAGCAAGCACGAGGCTACTTCGCTTTCTTGGCTGTCTTGGCTGTCTTGGCGGACTTTTTAAAGTCGTTCGCCGTAGGGGCGGCCTTAGAGCCGGGCTTGTTCATGCGTTCGCCACTGCCCGCCTTAATGCGGGCCTGCTTGGCATTGATATTGGCGTAGAGGCCTTGTTTCTTAGCGGGCATGGTTTTCCTTTAGAACGGTACGGGCATGGGAACGTATGAGTTCTCGTCATCGTCCTCTGGCAACGAAGATTCGCCTGCATAGCCGCCCACAAAGAGCTGCCCGTCAGAGGCGAGTAGCCCGACTGAGCCTTCAGAGGTGTGCCCCCAGCAGGCGATATCAACAATCGTCGCGTTGCCCGTAGGGACAGTGTTAACCGCGCTGAGCAGACGGTTCGTAGTGTCCCCAGTCAGCAGCTGTCCGTTGCCGTTATAACCCCACGAGCGGCAAGTACCATCGGCGAGTAGCGCCATAGCCCAGTTGTTCGAGCCTGAGCCCCCATGGACAACCTTTTGCACGGTTTGGCCAAGATCGATCTGTTGGAACGTCGTCCGGTCGCCAATAGGCTCAGAGCCGTTCGCGCCGTAGTCGCCCGCTCCGCAGGCCCACAGCGTGCCGTCTGTCTTGATAATCATGACAACGGGGTAGTCGTAGCCGCCCGCAAACACCTGCGCAACGTCAGTCGTCGCTTGTGCGTAAGAAAGGCTGACGGTGGTGTTTCCGATGCCTAGCTGTCCGTCAGAGTTGCGTCCCGCGCTGTGCAGCGTGTTGTCACTGTCCAGCGCATACGACGACCCGGGGCCGCAAAAGACCTTGACGATGGTCTTGCCACTAATCGAGCCTGTTGTCCGGGCAACGGCCAAGTTAGACTGCGTTGTGCTGCCTGAGCCAAGCTGCCCCTCGTCGTTCCTGCCCCATGAGTACAGCGTGCCGTTTGCCTTGACAGCAAAGACCGCCATGTGCGTCTCTCGCGTGGCCGCAACGTCGACAATGTCGGTCACGGCAGGTACGAGGTTAAAGTTGGTGCGCTGGGTGGTGTCGCCTTGGCCGAGCTGCCCATACCCGTTGTATCCGCATGAGTGGACGGTGCCGTCGTCGCACAGAGCAATAACTGTGTGCGAATTCTGAGTGCCGCCGGGCATGGCTAGATGGGTAACCACTTTGCCGTTGATGGAGTTTAGCGCGTTGGCGCTAGCGTTATATGGCACGCGTGGGTCTGATAAGTCTCCTGTGCCTATTTGTCCCTGTGGGTTGTCACCCCAGCCCCACAGCTCGCCGTTCTTGTCGATACAGTACATCGAGGCGTTCCACGTTAAGTACAGCTTTTCCGCGCCGGGAAAACCCGCCGGGAACCCCGGACGCTGTGGGTAAGAGCGGTCGTTAGTAGTGCCGTCGCCGAGCTTGTAGATCGCGTTGTCGCCCCACATCCGAACGCTGTCGTCGTTCATGATAACGCCGAACGTGCGGTACGTATTCACCTGCGAGTGCTTCTCAGTTACGCTGGCTGGAAACGCTTTGACGCGGGTAGACGAGCGTACGTCAGCGGGGCCCCACACAGGAAGCAGCGTGTCTTTGTCTACCTGTAACACTTCACCCGCAGCACCTATAGGTAGTGCGACTAGCCCGGTTCCGTTGTTGTATATCAGTTCCCCTGCGGCGGTGGTAACACTACTTGTTCCTTGCGCGAATAGGGCCCAGTTCGCGCCCACCACTGGCACAACGCCCACTGTACCGTCGAGGAGGCAGATAAAGCTGCTGCCGCCGGACTCGACGACGTCTTGCTTGGCGTAGGTTGTTGCGGCATTGTAAGGGCCTTTCCAGCTAAAGGCGATCTTGCCTAGATTGATGCTTGCCATTGTATGTACCTCTTAAAAAATGATTTGGCGGGGGACGTATGTGTCTTCGGAATCGTCGTCGCCGTTGATGCCGTAGGCACCATAGCCACAGGAGTAGACCTGTCCGTCCGAAGTTAGGCAGTGCAACGTGCAATCATACGTAGCGTCATAAACATTACCGGAGACCTGAAAGTCGACAATGGTCTTGTTCAGCAGGACATCGCCGCCTTCTGGTATCTTGTTGTTGTTGTTCCCCACGCCATGGGCGCCCCTGCTGTTGCCGCCCCACCCAACCATTGTGCCGTCGGTACGCAGCGCGAACGCCGTACCACCGTACCGTGCGCCGAACGCTTTCATGCGGGCTACGTTTGTTAGCGCAGACCCGCCTATGGTCGCCCACGTGGTGCGGTTGCCGCCGCCGCCGCCGAGGCCGACGCTGTCGTGGCCAGTGTGCTGCACAGTGCCATCAGTCATACGAGCCAGCATGCGTTCGTAGCCGCCAGTAATCAGGACTGCTTCTGCAACGCCAGATAGAATTTTCGGCGGGTAGTCCGCGTAGTTGGTGTACCATAGAGAAACGTTATAGTCGATGCCGAAGCCGTGGCTGACTTGGGCGCCGTTGCTCCCGTACGCGTACAGGTCGCCATTCTCTAGAAGAATAGTGCCGCCACGGTAGTACTGGGCCGCCGCGTCCCAGTGGCCGTCCGACTCCGCATAGGTAACCTCCTTAACTGCTTTGTCAAACCCCCACGGGTGAAACAGCTGGTGCGGGTACTCTATGGGCCCGTGCGACATGTTATCCTCACCTGCTGTCCACATCTGCCCTTCGCGGCTGATAAACGCCGAAACCCCGTAGGTGCCGCCGCCGCAGAAAACCTTGGCGATAGGTGTGTCGATGGTGAACGGGATAATCCGAGGCGTAGGGGACGTGCCCGTGATACCCTGCGAGTTGTTGTTGTTGCTCCCGATACCATACACGCGGCCTTGGTCATCGATTGCAAACGCCTGTCGTATGCCATACCAGTCCATGGCGCCGACAATATCGACGATCTTGGTGGAAGATGCGATGTCGCCGTACCCGTTTATCTTGGTCGGGATATTGTTCTGTGCGCCAGTCCCCGCCATGTTCTGCACGTTAGCGCCGCTGTGCCAAAGACCGCCTTCAGCATCGACGTAGTACCACATGTCCCACACAATGAGCATCTTGACAACGCGCGGAGTAAACGGGGGAAAAGCGACTCTGGTGGGACTCGTCCGGCCTATGTCGCCTGCGTCACCGGCGCCGCCTTGGCCGTTGTCCGCCGCGCCCCAAGAGCGCATAGAGCCATCGTGCATAAACGCGGCCATAGAGTGACGCGACTGGTAGTACTGGCCGGGGCGGTAGCAGTCAGCTAGGCCGGTTGCTAGCGTGCCATTGCGGGTGTCTTGGAACCGAAACTCGACTCCGCCAGCGCCATTAGAGTGCAGAGCCATGTTGCCAAAGCCGCCAACGGATACCCCGCCTGTGAGCAGATGCCCCTTCGCTGTAGCTTCCTGCTGACCCAGCGCAAACGCCTCAAGCACACCGTTGCGCACGACATACGCGCCGCCGTTCTTGTACACGACGTCATTATCGCTGTACGTTAGGAACTCACTGTAGAGCCCCTTCCAGCGGTACCCGATTTGGCTAATGTCTATGTTCATAGGTTAATCACCAGATTGTTGTTCACGATACTGTAGGAGACGCCGTCGCCGATAGCCCACGTAGTATACTCCGCCACATCGTAGTCGTCGGTACCCACAGTGTGCACTAGCGACGCCTTATCCGCACTCAGCTTGAAGCCGTAAAACGTGGGGCGCGCGACAGAGGAAACAAGTTCGTACCCAGTCTCGTCGACCTTGACGCGCAGAAAGTTCGAGCTTTCGCCCGCTAGCGAGTTGGGGATGTTGATAGACGCGGCTGCGGTCTCCGCAGCAGTCTGAGCGGCGGTTGCAGCTCCTTCTGCAGCTTCTGCGGCGGCCTGTGCTGCCTCGGCCTCATCACGAGCCGCGCGGGCCTCTAGCTCGGCGTTAGTGGCGTCACCACCTATGCGGCCCCAACCAGTCAGGTTACTGTAGCCCTCGAACTGCTCTAGGTCGGTGTTGTACCGAAGGTAGCCTGCTGCGGGGGTTAGGCCACGTTCTGCGGTCGTGCCCTGTGGAATCAGCGCTGAGCCATCTACATCTGCACGACGGACCACTTGGTTGAACATCTGCTCAATCGCAGCGGCGTTCATGCGCAAAGCAATTGGGTCACCAGCGTTCCACATGCGCGCGTAGGTGCCATCCTGCCCACGAACTACTGTCATGGCATCGTTCAAGCGCGCCGTAACCTTAACGATCTCGCGGTCTAGGGAGGCGTTTTCCAACGTCAGGTAGAAGAAGTCGCCGACAACGGTCAGCGCAGGGAAACGCGCGCCCTGCCCCGGCTCAACGGCGATAGTGACCGCCTCGTCGTCAACACCGGCAGCCAGCGTTGACTGGGCAAAGTTTGTAAATTTAATGTCAGCCATAGAGTGCCTTATGCGAAAGGTTGCATCTGGACGGCTAAGTCGTCCGTGTTGTAGCCGCGTAGTGCGCGGTCACGTGCTGAGGCGAGAAGATGCGTCCAGTGTTTGCCGTGGAGCGCTGCCAGTTTTGGCTCGGCCCACGCGCGTCCGTTCATCAGCATAAGGTCGTACATCGTGCCGTGAAAGATTACGCGCTGAAACTCGTTGTAGAGGTCCAAGTCCCACCCAGTAGCCGTAGCAGAGGGGCGGAGATACCCGCGCAAGTTCAGCGTGCCGACTGCGTCCGGTACTGGTGCCAGCAGCACCTCGCCCAGCGTGGCGCTAGTGACGTGGCGCGGAGAACCACTCGAGCCCTCGGGCCAGTCGGCAAAACGCTGCTTGACGGCGGTCAGCTTTTCCCACGTGAGCACCGTCTTGCGTCCCCCGATAAGCGTGTACGCCGAGGTAACGTCCGTGCACACGGCGTTCGCCACGGGTGGCAGCAGGGGGTAGGCTACCTGCCCAACCTTAATGTCGACCGGCAGGAAGTCCTCGTGCCATACCTTGGCGCGTTGGCACATGTCAGAGATGACTTTGTGTGCCGTGCGCGCTATTACAGGGTCGGGGCAAGCTGGGACGTATGGAGCGATATCGTCCACCATGTCGTCGAACAAAATCGACTGGGTGGTGTTGACGGTGGGAGTTAAGACAATAGCCATCGTGGTGCCTTACTGAATCTGCTGCATGCTTACGCTTACAGACGGAATTGAGGGGCAGAACGCCTGCGGCGCGGCTGCTTCGAGGATACTCGTAGCGTCGTCAGAAGCCCACACCAACTCGTAGTACGCGCCAGCCGTAACGGCGAGCGTGTACCCCCAAGCGGCTACAACGTGCCCTTGCCCACCCTTCTCAGTCAGCGTCTTAGTGCTGCCGGGAACGTCTACCCCATTCCTACGCAGCCACACCCAGAACTGGGCGGTTGAGCCGCCCGGCTTGTTCAGCTGCGCGCGAAAGTCGAGGCGGTACAGCCCGGGTCGGTTAGGTGTGATGCGCGACGCGCTAATCAGTGCGATGCCGCTGGCGATGTCGATAGTGTTGTACGTTATTACGGAGGCCGTGTTATCCGCAGGTAGCGTCTGGCTTACACTGCTGCTAAATGCGCCGTAGTGGTGGTGGTCTGACAAGTACGGGCGCACAAGCAGCGTGCCCGTCGTGGCGCCGACGCGTAGGACGACGCCTATCAGGATGTGTTGGTTCGGGACCGCAGGCTCGAGATTCGTGAGTCCGCCCGGCACCGTGGGGCTGGCGTAGACAAGGTCGCCCGCTGCCCACACTTCACCAAACTGAAATCCTGTGGTGTTGACGCTGCGGACCTTGCCCAGCGTCGTAGCCCGCCCGTAGGAGTTTGGCGCTACATCTTGCGTCACCACGCCGATGGTGTACATCGGCTCGTACGTGTCAGTAGCTGTTACCAGCCGCCCATAGGGGATAGAGTTGGTGTTGTCCACGCCGTCAAACGACACCACTTGACCCGAGGTCATTAGCGTGGATGTATTATTGGTGAACGCGATAAATGTCTCTTCAAACATCTGGCCCACTACGCCGCCGCTGAGGCCAACGTCAAGCGTTAGCTCGTTGGTGTTTAGGCGAATCTCACCAAAGCCGATAGTGCCGGTCGCACCAGAGGCAAGCTGCACGGAGGTAAAGCGCCCCCGGTCGGGTGCGCTAATGCCAACAGGGGAGCTATTGACAGTGCTGCCAGTGACTGCCACCCCGGACGCCGTGCCGCCAGTAATGGCTGACGTAGCTATCGTGGAGCCGCTAATACCCACGCCGCTGACGGTTGTACCTGCCAGCGTGCCGCCAACAATCGTGTTGGCAGAGAGTGTGGAGCTCTGAACCGCGCTACCGACGACAGTGCCGTTGCTAAACGAACTGTCTATGATGGCTGCGTTGGAGATGTCTGTTACTACGCTGTCGTCGATGTCTTCTAAGATGACGTCAGCCACGGTTACGGGACTAAACCCCGCCTTTGTAACGACGATGTCGTACCGATCATCCGGCGCATAGAACGCCACCGCTCCCGTGGCTGTGCTGGTAAACGGGTTCGACTTCGCAGTAACGCCGTTATCGCTGTACAACGAAGCGCGGGTGGTTGTGCCCGTGATAAACACGTCTACGGTGGCGTTACCGAGGGGCGTCAGTACACCGCCGTTCCCGGCGGCTGTTGCCGTATCAATAAACTTCTGCATGGTGCGCCTTATTTAGTGGTCTTGCTTGCGCCGCCGTCAGCCGTGTCTGCAACTGCACGAGACAACAAGCCGCTAGCCAGCGAAGTAGTGTAGGACTCTTGGAACATACGTGCGCGGCCTGACTCGACGTGCTCAGCGTCAAGTGACTCCATCAGCCAGCAAACACCGTCTAGGATGGTTGGCAAGTACGCGTCGCTTAGCTCAATCGCCTGCGCGAGCGTGTAGTTCGGCAGTGTTTGCGCGTAGGCAACCGTTAGCTGCTCGCCACCCGCCGAAGCTGGATACACGTAGAATCGGTTGGGGTCGCGCGGCGCGCGCATCCATATGGTCGTTGGGCCAGTATAGCCGTTACGCCACTTGGGGAACATGACGTCCAGCACCTGCTGATCTACTTCTTTGGGCACAAGGCCCTGCGAGTTGGCCAGCACGTCCATGAAACGCATGGACTCCGTAGGAGCGCTCTGCAGCGCCCCGGGCACGGTAATTAGTGGTGTGATCTTAATAAATAAATCCGGGCGCACAACCAGCATCCGCTTTAGGACTTGGTTTACTTTGCGCACGATGTAGTCGTCGCTGTACCGGTATGGCGTCATCTCGTCGAGCAGGAGCTCGCGCGCCTCAATTACGATGTCAGCGACGGTAAAGCTCATGGCATGCCTCGTGAGGCCTCGGCTAGTAGGTCTTCCTCGGTGTACTGCGACACCGTGCCAGTGGCCTTCTTCTTGATAGGCTTGGCGACAGCCTTAGCAGCTACGGGTGCTCGATCAGGATAGGCCTGTGCTTCGGTGACCTCTTCACAGAGCGTGTCTTTGGCGAGAATGGGGTTCCACTCGTATATCGTGCCGTCTTGTGTATGTCGGAGATACCGCATATTTTGTCCTTCGTGTGCAAAAAAGCACGGCTGCTATAGCCGTGCCTTATTCTACATCTGCGACAGTCGGGCGTATAGCCCCAGTGCCAAAAAAGGGGCCGAAGCCCCTTTCTCTTACAGCGTTACTACAGCAGTAGCAAGAGCTTCGCCCTTGACGACTTTGTAGCCATACACTTGCAAACCACGGATGATGTTGCCGAATGTAGACTCTGCGCGCAGGCTTTCCATCTCAGTCATCTGTGATGCGAAAGTCAAGCCCATCTTGTGGCCCGCGATGATGTCGAACTTACCGCTAGACACGTTTAAGTTGTGGCTGGTGTACACGGTAAAGCGGTCGATCATGCCCAAGCGACCGTTACGGACGATGGAAGCGCCATCACCAGTAATAGACGCGTCTTTCAGGTCAGACTTCTTGATAAGACCTGCCATCTTGGCGGGAATAACGAGAAAGCGGCCAGACTCGGGTGCGTTGGCTTCGTCCAACACAGTACCCATGTCAACCAACAAGTCGATGACGTTGGTCTTGGTGACGGCTACAGGAGCTGCGGTGGTACCCAAGTTGATGTCGCCAGAGATACGGCCAGCGGTTGCGCCTTTGTTGGTGGCGGCAACGCCAGTCAACATACCAGCCAACACGTTTTGATCGATCTTGATCTTCATCTTCTCAGATGCGTCCTTAGCCCATGTGTCCATCAAGTTGATGTCCGCCTGAACCTTGTCCACGTCGTCTTCGATGGCAGCGAAGTATTCGCCTTGGTCGATAAGCAACTGGACTTTTGCCTTGTCTGGGCGCTCCAACTGCAGAGTCATACCCTTTTCGTACGAACGGATGGTCAAGTCAGGGGTGGTACGGATGTTAACCGTGTCACCCATAGACTTGATGTCACCTTCGTAGTCGGTGTTAGAGATAGCTGCTAAGACGGTGGCGTCGTAGAAGTTCTCGATCAGCTTAGCTGACCAAATCTCAGGGATAAAATTGCCGGTGTAAGCGGCGGCGCCGTTGGCGGCGTTTACTGGAAAAGCCATTTTAGACTCCTAAAAACAAAAAATGATAAGCGGCGTTTAGGACACTCGTCCCTCACGCTGGGCCAAAAAGATGTCGCTCTCCAAGCTGCGTGCTTCGTCCTCGCGGCCCTTGTACTTGCCATCCAACTTATCTTTGTAGAACGTGGCAATCGCTGCGCGAGACCACTGCTTCTTCTCAGGAGATGAAGGGGGCGTAGTTCCACCGGTGCGACCCGGTGCAATCTGCCGCTCAAGTTTTGAGGCGTTGTTTGGACGTGCAGCCCCCTGAGGAGCCGGTGCAATGCCGTTCTCGCGCTTCCACGTCGAAAAGATACTCACTACACGTTGGAGGTCGAGACTGTCGTGCGCGTCGGTCAAGAGCGTCTGGCGTTGAAAACCCGATATCGGGTCTGTAGACAACAACCAGTTGTGAAAACCTTGGTTCTCGTTGATGCTCTGCCAATCAGGCACACTGTTACCCAGCGCTGCGTAAAACTTCTCGTGCGTCGTTGCAGCCTGCTGTTGTACAACCTGTTGTACGGCTGGTGCAAGACCCTGAAGTTGGTCGATTCGACCCATTAGCTGCTGCACTGCCTGAGCCAAAGGCACGACTTCTTCGCGGGTGACGCGGCGAGCGAACTCTACCATGTCCTGCCCGTACTCGGAGACGTCTGTGTCTGTGACGTGCGACGGGCGCTGTGCGCTCGCCTGCGGTGCCATCTGCATCTGGGAAACCAACTGCTCCATATTCGACAGGCGGCTAGTAGTCTCGTCCAACGTGCGTTTCTGCGCGTTGTAGACACCCTGTAGCGAACGCCAGCGTTGAGCATACGTGCTGTTATTCTCTTCCTCGCCCGGAGTGGACTCAGATTCGCGGGTTGCAACTGCTTGAGTTTGTGACTCAGCCGAATTGTCCTCTTGTGAGCCGCCGTCAGCATCGCCAGCATCGCCCGCAGACTCGTCTGCAGTGTCGCTGTCCTTGCCATAAAGCTGCTCCGCGAGTACTTTCGCGTTGTCGACTTGCTCTTGTAGTTGAGATGGTAATGCCATTTTGAACCTTGCTTTCTTGCTAAGGAGTTAGGACCGTACGATCTGCCGAATTTCGGTCAGACACTGCACCCGGCCTTTGTAGGTGCTGAAGTGTTCGTCGGTGCCGGTTGCCATCAGCTCCAGCTCGGCGGTGCGCATAGACTCAAGCATAGGTAGGAAGCGGGGGTATTGCTTCCCAATCTGCTTGAGCATTACTGCTTCGTCGTCTGAAAGTTTCAGTCTCACGGTTGAAACACCTCTAAAGTTGGTTAACTATACAACAAAACAGCACTGTGTCAAGCGCCGCCGTTGCCCGTTATTTGATTTGACACTGTATTGCCCATGTCGCCGCCGCCCTGTGGGTTGCCGTCCGCGCCGACTTCGGCTGGGGCTTTTGTTGGGGCTTGCGCCTGCATGGCCTGCTGCTGCTCCTGCTGCTTTTGCTGCAGAGCTTGGCGGACCTCCAGTGACTCGTTCGTAGGTACGATGTCGTCCACGGGCATTGAGAGGCCCTTGGCAACTTCGCGCAGGATAGCCGCGCGTCCCATGGGGCCCACAATTTGCGAGTCGATTGGGTTGGCTGTTGCCTGCAAGAACTCGACTCGGCGTACGTTGAGCTGTTCGCGGTTTGCCAGTGTGACAGCGCCACGTGGAACGACTTCGCAGTCGCCCTTGATCGAGGGGTCGTCGATGTACTGCATGTTCCAGTTGTATTGGGCGCGCACGATGGGGCCGATTACGTCGAAGTCGATGTGCATAATGGTCTGGCGGATGCCTTTACCGGCGGAGCCCATAAGCATGGACAGCCCTGAAGCCGTGCGGCCTGCGCCACCCACTGCTCCGTCGCCGTACACGTATGCGGGTATACCCGACTGCTCATCGGCCATCCGCGCGAACTGCCCGTAGACACCTAGCAGCGCACCGCTACGGTCGTCAGGCTGGTTAAAGCGAACCGCCGCTTGGCCAGAACCAAGGGGGTCAGACACAGTCTGCCATATCTTCCAAGGGTATACCTTAGTGACTTTCTCGCCTTCAGCTAGACGGTCGACGCTGACCTCGACCTGCGGGCCAGAGGCCAGACCCATGTTGTTCGCCAGCGCACGAGCCGCTGCGTTACACATGGCCTGTACGTCCTCGATCAACTCAGGGTAGCTAACGCCCCACAAAGCGCCGGGGCGCTTGACGGCTGACGTCATGTGGTACGGGTTTTGTCCTAGCGGGTCGTAGTTCAGTGTCGCTTTGATAACCCAGCGACCGACGAGCCACACACATGCGTCGTACATCTTAGCGGTGTCTGGCACTTCGTCGGCATCAAGGCCGAAGTCTATCAAGTCTTGGCCGCTTACAGCGCCCCAGAACTCTAGCGCGTCGAACTTGTTGCTGTCTTCGCGCCAGATACTGAACTTGTTCTCAAGGTCAGACTTGGTATACTCTGCGCTCCACAGCCACTCGTTGTTGCTGCCCTCGGACAATACTGCGCGAATGGCTCCATCATCATACCCGGGCACGCCCAAGAGGTCTGACAGATCGGCTTTGGTGAGGCGGTGGTGTTCGAGGCAGTAGCCGTCTTTCAGGCGTGTGACGCCCGGCTCAGGGTAGAAGCGAAACGGGTCAACGCGACCATAGGTCGGAATCAACTTCTCGGTGACCTTGGGCTGGTAGCTGCCGTCTGGGTCCTGCGCCCAATCAAGTTGGCGTGCGCGACGAACCGTTGGGCCTTTGAGAATAGCCGCAGGGTATGTAGCCAGATCGCTGATAAAGGCGTTAAAGCCATCTACCATGCCACCCTCAACGAACTGGTCCGTGATCTGACGCTTCATGCGCTCCATGCGGTCTGCTGCGTCTTCCATCAGCTTGACGCGCACGTCTTCTTCCGCCTGCTCGCGGAACGTATCCATCAGGACCTCGTCCAGCGGCTGGTTGCTCTGGATGGCCTCGATCACGTTCTTCGACACCAGTTCTGTCACCTTCTTAGTGAAGTCTGGTGGCATATCCGGCAGAGGTGTTGCCTTGACGTCAAACGGTACCATGCCTTCGTCAAGCAAGATGTCGCGCAGCCAAGACTCAGCCCCGCGACACTTGGTCTCGGTCAGCATCATGAAAATTTCAGAGCCGCCCGTCTTGCGAATCTCGTTAAGTTTGTCCGGCTCGTACTCACCCGTGCGCTGGCGTAGCGCGCGCAACATGGCTCGCTCAATGGGCTGCTTCGCGTCCCGCGCTGACTCCCAGCACCGGCGCACGTGCCCGGCTAAACCCGACAATACTGGAATCTGCTGGCGCGCGGCGGCCTGTGTCGCGGACACCTTAGCAGCGTCCTCCGAGTCAAGCTGGCTGTTTGATTTTACTACGATGAGTCCGGCCATAATCAGTCGGCTCTGTCGTAGTGGCGACTGCCCGTGACGGCCTCGACGGCGCTAGAGCTCCCAAAACCTTCACCAACAAGTTTGGCTGCTTCTTTTAGCTTGGCTGGGCTGGAGGCTGCGCCGACTTTGCCGCCTGCGTCCTTAATGGCTTCCATGTACAGTTTACCGCCAGTCACAACAGTCGGCGCTGCTGGCTTGCCAAAAAAGGCGTAAGAGGGACGGGATGCACGGATTCCAGACGTATCCATCTTTGGATTTTCGGAATACACGGTGCTAGATTTTGTGATCTTAGTAGCCATACGGCCTCCACAGTTGGGGTGTACCTCGCTAGATTCTACACCCACAACCCCTTTTGTCCAACTTTATATCCAGCCGTTCATGCTAGCTTCCTCAACAACATGTGCCTTGCGCTTGGAAAACTTCCCGCCTTGTTGCGCATCGGCGTGCAGGGCTAGGTACTGCATAGCGTCAGCGATGTGCGACGCGTCGTTCTTCTCGGGCTTGTCTTCCAGCTCGCCGTTGGTCTTTAGCTTATAGCGGTACTGGCCACGAAACGCGTTAATGAGCGGTCTGCAGGACGGGTCTACCAGAAAGCCAGCGCGGGTATCAACCTGCCTGTTGAGGAACTGCTCCACCGCTGTAATACGCGCAATGATGCTGTTGGTGTATGCCGGTTGCGCTTGGAGGCCTTCTTGGTCTAAGATGTCATACACGGTTTTCTCGTCTGTCTGCGAACGTGCGGTGCCAGCCGGGTCCCCGATAACTAGGATGGGCGCGCCCGGAAATGTCATCGACAGCTCGGGCTTCAGTATCGTGCGCAAGAAGCGCAGCAGCCCCATACCGTCTGCCGTTAGTGAGCGGTATATCAGCAGCCTACCCAGCGCGTCTATCTGCCCGACTACTGCCGACGGGTTCAGGCCGAAGTCCATGCCGATAAGCACAGGCCGTAGGCCGTTTAGTATGGGTATTAGCGGCTTCTTGGCGACGTGGAAGTCCGCGTCAAAGCTACGGAACACGGGCTGTCCGGCAAGTGACTTGCCGAACTTCGAGTGGATGTAGACGTCGACGTAGTCCTGCGTCTTGCCTTTGGCCAAGTTGTCGTAGTAGTTGCTGGGGAGAAGGTGAATCCAGTCCGCCTCTGGGCTCATACCCGACGGCTGAATCGTTACGTGGCAGTTATCTGGCGGGTCAATCAACAGCTTTTCCCAGAACGTGTCCATGTCTGGCGGGTTGCTCATCCCCCACAAGTGGCTGTTGGGTTTGCCGTCGTCAGTCACGCAGCCCTGTATGGGGTTGCCCTTTGCGTCATTACCCCACCCGGGCTTATGCGGCACCATCATACCGTCAGGATAACGTCCCAGACGACCTTGGAGCGCCTCAAACACGTCCTTGTTAATCTCTCGAAACTCGTCAAGCACGGCAAAACTGGCCTGCAAAGACAACAGTCGGCGCACGTCGTTGGAGTCGTCCAAACCTCGAAACAATATCTCGCACTCTACGTCGTCTAGCTTCAGGAAGAACTTGTACTCGGTCTTGAGGAACGAGCCTGCCATACCATCCGGGAACCACTTGAGCACGTCGGGGATGCTCGTGTCTCGCAGCTGCTCGCGTGTGTTACGAACCCACACACAGCGAGAACGCCTGACACCATCCTTACACGGCGCCATGCGCTTAGCGTGGTACAGAATCTTAACGATACCGGCTGTCGTCTTGGTGGAGCCTACTGGTCCACATACCAGAGACAAGAAGTCTTCAGCCAAGAAAAACGGCACGAGAGTTTCGACCGGTGCGTATTGTGTGCTCATAGGTGGTCTTCCCCAGCGTACTGGTAGTCCTCTGGCTCATCTAAAAAGATATTGCTCAGAGCTTTCTTCTTTGCGCTGGGTAGCGTGATCGTGGGTACGTCTACAACATCTGCCTTGGCTATGTGCATGCCTTTGGCGGTTGTCGGCGCGGAACCGGGTATGTTGATGGTGATGCTGTACCCTGCACCAGTCTGTGTCTCCACAGTCTTGCGCGGCTCTAGGTCGCCCCACTTGACCAAGTTCTCGACGATCTTAGCCCGCACTGCTGCAGGTATGTCGACATCTTTAGCCATCTGGTAGCTGTCTTTGAGCAGGTCTTCAGCAAGTAGTCGACACTTCGCGGCAAACGAAAAGCCGGAGTCGGTCAGCTCATTGACGTACGTCGTCACATACCCTGTGAACGTGGGGTTGGTTTTTATGGCGTCGTATTCTTGCTGGGATATACCCTCAGCAGCTAGCACTTCATGCACCGGGGCATTGGCCCCGACCTGATTTCTTGCGACAGCTAAAGCTAAATCCCTAAGAAATACGTCCGCGCTAATGGAGCGGTTCATGGCTGCCAATGTACCACATGTTCGTGGTGTGTCAATGGGGGCGTGGCTGGATAAACAATTTATGTGGCTGGGATGTTGTGGAAAAGATAGACTTGTAAAAATTAGGGGTCGCGTTACGCGGAACAGATCATATACCCCGGGGGGTACCCCCTATGGACGGGTGGAGGGGGTGGGGGTACCACCAACTACTGTCATGATGTCCGCGCCTCGCGACCGCGCCGCTGAACTACTGTCATAAACTCCAGTAATTCCACGGGATTACGATAATATTATGTTGCACACGTGGCGCGTTTGGCGTTATAATAACTCATGCCAACGAAAAGAGAACCTTTGTTGGCATGCGGCGCTTTCGCCAATACTTGTTTAAGGAAAATTTATCATGACATCCGTTATCAACGCTAAAGTCACGCCCGCTGCTGCGGTCAAAGTCACGCCCGTTTTGCCAGCGGTGGCACGCGCCATAAACAGTGCAGTGACCGCGAGCGCGTCTATGTTGTCCAAGACGCGCGAAGCTGCGCGCATGGCCAGCGAACAATTAGACGCCACGCTACCCTTGCGCGAGCGCATCGGCGCTATCATGAGCGCGTACAGCTCAGAATTGTCTAAAGACCATAACGTCAAGGCTATATTCAGTGACACGTTGACCCTGTTGGCATGCGGACAAACTGAAGTTGTCGTTACCGTAGTAGGCAAAGAGGGCAAGATGGAAACCAGCACAACCGCAGCGCAAGCCGTAGACATGAGCAAGCACAACTTAAAAGCTGCTGCGCGTCAAGTTCGCGAAGCCCATGACATCGGGCGCACGGTCAAACCTCGCGAAGCCAAACCCGCCAGCGAAGCCAAACCAAAAGCGCAAAGCGCGCCTGACATGTTATCCGTTGACGCGTTTTCTGAGTGGCTTGACATGTTGCCAGAATATTTAGGCGATAGCGTATTTCACCCGCGCATCGTGGCGGCGCTTATTGGCAAAGGCTATACCCTCAACAAAGCCCTCAAGGGTCGCGCCATAACTGGAGTCTAAACCCAAGACCGCCCGCAAGGGCGGTCTCTTTTCGCTCAAAATTTTTGAGCCTAACCAAACTACTGTCATGCTGCGCAGGCACTAACTACTGTCATGGTTGGGACGCATGAACTACTGTCATGGTTGGGACGCATGAACTACTGTCATGGTGTCGAGGCACTAATCCCACGGGATTACGCAGCCCACTTGATGCATGAGGCCACGTCGAAAACAAGTTCGATACATGAGCCCGATGCATGCGCTGGATACTCCCCCCAGTATGCGAAAGCGGCAGTGAGAAGCGTGCAAGAAAAATTTAGACGGGAAAAAAAATAGACAGCGTAACCCGCATGAAACCTAGGTTCTTGTTTTCTGTCTATGGATTTTCAGCAACTATTTTCCGAAAACGTGCACTGACCAACATACCCACAACTTATAAAACTGTCTAATCCTTTAAAATCAACGATGTATCGGGGGTGGGGGGTATGCAAAAAGCAACTGACTCTTATATATATATTTTTAATAGTTAAATAGATAGATAGATGGCTATTTTAGAACTCGGATTTCTCAAAATCCCCCAATCTCAAAATAGTTCAGACCCCAGATTTCCGAACTTCTCTCTTCTCCAAAAAACAATCTATTTGTCTATTCCTAGCAAAATCAACGGTCTATTTTTTCAATTCTGTCTATTTTGCCGCCAGCCCCGCTACCAAGCCATCTATCCACCCTCACTCGACTTGACACGTGGCCAATATAATGCTACAATGTACTCATACATCGAGAAACCCTTAGCGGCCACCTCGGTGTGTGCAGGTGCTTAATCCCACGGGATTAACTGCCTACTAACTTGTTCACTTGTTCACTTAGGAAAATCACTATGACTATAGCAAACCACGCTGTTGCGCAGGGCTTCGTTCGCGGTCGCACCGCCAAAGGCTCTAACTTCAAGAGCGTAATCGCCAGCTCCACGGCCTCGCTTTCCAGCAGCGCATACGACACGTTCGAGGCGTGCCGCACCATATACAGCTACAGCACCGCAATTGCGCACATTGTGCTAAACAAAGTGTCAGACTGCACCGAGCTGTGGCTAAGCCCCGAGGACTACAGCATGACAACACGCCAACACAAAGCGCACATCAGGTCTGCGTGGCGCGAGCTGTGCCACAAGCAAGGGCGAGACCCTGCAAACTACTTGTACCCCACACTTAACCGCAACCGCCCGCTCGACCTGATACCACCAGCTATAAAGCTACAGGGCGTGAACCACCCGCGCATCAGGGAGAACACACGGCGTTGTGTCGTGAAGTCGTACCTGCACACCCTTAACGAGAACATAACCATAGCGACGCGAGACCTGCCCGAAGATAAGTGGGGCACACCTGCCCGCGCGCAGTGGGGCAATGCCGTGGAGCTACGCACCAGTCTTATGAGCTGGCTCGAGTTGCCAGTGGACGATATGCGCGCTACCGTGACGGGGTATCTGGCACTTGAGGCCACGGCCTAATCCCGTGGGATTAACCACACAACACACTGGAGAGATGACATGACACAGCACAAACTAACAACACGCCAAGACCAGCAAGACAGCGACAACAAGCTGTTCGCACTGCTGACCTACGTCGTACTAATAGTATCCGGCGTTGTTGCGCTGGCAACATACTTCGACGTGTTAACCAAATAAGGAGAAACGACATGACACAAGTAGTAGTTAGCAAAGAACTATTGGAGCGGGTAATCAACTACCTGCAGGACGCCGAAGAAACCCACTACGAGGAGACCATAGACACCTACGGCGTTGACTCGGACGAAGTCAACTGGCACATATACGAGACCTGCCGCATCCTACGGTGCGAGATGGGAGAAATGGCATGAAGAAGTACACAGCCACGCTTGTCGTTACACACAAGCAAAACGTAGAAGTAGAAGTAGCCGACGACTGCACCCCAAAACAGTTACTCGCTCAGATAGGGGGCGAGTTCGACCTGTTCGCCTCAGAAGCAACCATAGCCATCGAAGATGTAGAGGAGTTGACATGAAAACCTACGCAGTAGAACTTAAGAGAACATCGTACGTCACGCTAACCGTAGAGGCCGACACCCATGGAGAAGCCGAAGATTTGGCATGGGAGGAACTAGAGTCAGGCGAATCCTATGGCATTTCAGACGACGCCGACTGGGAAGTAAACGCTATTGACATAACCGACTAACCGACGGGAGAACAAGTATGACTGAGACCAACCAACGATACATAGAGGCGCAGCTCTTTGGGGCGGCCCCGCTGCCAGTGGACGAGATGAAAACCCTGCGCATCAAGCTCAGAACCGAGAAAGGCGAGACCAACTGGCTCAGCGTCAGCGCCACTGCGTACCGCGAGATAGAGTCCAAGCTGATTCTGGACGCGCTGGCTAAAGACGGGGAGGCTAAGCATGACCGCGACTAATCCCATGGGATTACCGCAAGGCGTAGCCGAGCTAGAGCTTGCAGCGACGGCGCAAATGGCTAAGATAGCAGACACGTTAGCCCTGCTGCAGCAGGTGGACGTGAGCAGCGGCGTGGTGGAGGACTTGTGCGACATGTACGCCCACGTCGCCGTTGTCAGAGCGCGCTGTAGTTCGACACTATATATAAGGAGTAAACGAGATGTATGACGACACCATCAAAACGTACGACGTGGCAGGCGCGGACGGCTTGCAGTACCGCGTGCGCGTATCACCTGACGACGACAGGCATCCGCTAGAGGACGCAGGTGACGACGCACTACCCATCATGGACACCGACACGGACTGGGACACAAGCGACGCAGAAGAGTTCGAGGAGCACTGCACCGAGTACGAGCCCTCACTGGAGGAGGTCGCACGCTTGCGCATGCTGGAGCCAGTCGGGCGGTGGGCACGACACGCGCCGCGTCAGTATGTCGACGTAATGCGCACAGCGCACGCACTAGAGCGCGAGGGTGTGGAGCCTGCCTACGCGCTGGAGATTGCACGGGGCATGACCAAGTGGCTACAGGGCTGGTACAACGACGACTGGCACTACGTCGGCATCACTGTGACTGCACTGGACGAGCGTGGGGACGAGACAGACGACGAGCAAAGCCTGTGCGGCATCGAGTGGGACGAGTCCGCCGACGACCACGAGAAGGACGTCGCCGAATACGTCACTGACTTAGTGTACGAGTGCAGCCACGCAAGGCGCAGGGCTGCACACCCAAACCAGATGGAACTGAACTTTTACGCCTAATCCCATGGGATTAACACACAGGAGAAACAACATGCTTCCAGCAGAACACAACCGCCGTACGCCCTACAACACAGGCAAAGTCCTGATTGGGCGCGACTACACCCCCGTAACGCGCCCAGCGCCAGCGTCTCAGGATATGGAGAACCTGCAGCTCGCACTGCTAAACAAGCCTAAGCTGCGCACCATAGAGCGCATCGCCTTGGGATTACTGTCATGCCTCGCGCTGGTCGTGCTCGCGCTCGACTTGTTCGTGTGGCGGCCATAATAGCCAAGAGCTTGACAGTGTAAGCCATTTAGGTTATAATAATACCTGTAGCGACACAAAACGCCGCTACGTTACTCGTTCACTTCAATACTTAATCCCACGGGATTAGCAACCAAGGAAATCATATGTCTATCAAAGACCACGCATTGCTTGTGTCACTCACTGTGTCCAAGCCTCAGATGACTGCCAAAGACGGCAAGGCGACTCGCGACGCAGAAAACGCCAACAACGCCTCAGGCGCTGGGCACTACCGCAAAGACTTGTACCCCAAGACGCTAGTTGCACCCATCATGGCTGTAGAGTCCGCAACCCGCGCCTACATCGACAGCCAGACCTACATGTGGGTTCGCGGCGAGTACTTACTGCCGACCACGCGCTTTATGGTGTTCGCAGAGCGCATCGGCAAGTTCGAGGTCGAGTTTAGCCAAGCCGTCACAGCGTTTCTTAACAACTGGGCGCAGGTGATGCAGATGGCACAGAGTCACCAAGGTGACTTGTTCGACGCCTCAGCGTACCCCGACCTTGAAGACCTCAAGAGCGACTTCCGCTTCCGTGTGCACTACCGCCCAGTCACTGACCAGCACGACTTCCGTGTCGAGTTGCAAGAGGCTGAGCTTGACTTGCTGCGTACGCAGGTCGAGGCGGCCACCAAAGACAGCATGGAGTCCATGTTGCGCCATCCGCTCGAGCGACTGCGCGACGTAGTAACCCGTCTAAACGAGGTCGCCAAGAAGCAAGACCGCACTGTTGTCAACAAACGCACGGGCGTCGCTGACATCAAGGCGCCGATATTTCGTGACTCGGTGGTCGACAACATCGTAGAGGAGATTGGGTTGTTGCACGACTTCGCGGCCATTCTGCCAGACAACATACTGGCCATGGCTCAAGATGTCGCGGCTGCGACACCAAACGCAAACCATTTACGTGATGACCCCACCGCGCGCACTGCTGTCGGCATCAAGACTGACGCGTTGCTCGAATCCATTAACAGCATGCTGGAGAACTAACCATGGCCAACACACTCGCAGTACTCAGCTTTAACTCGGTAGAGTACTTGCTCGACGCCGATGACGCATGCGCCGCATTTGCTCTGATTAGCAAGGGCCGCCGCGTCGATTATTCGTATGGCAAAGAGGGATACGTGTACAAGGAGTCGACGCGGCATGACACTCTTACAGTCCGCATGTTTTCTGAGGTCGAGCTGGGTAAGCTAAACCTCGAAGCCCCAGAGTAATCCCACGGGATTAACACACCACTAACTAAGGAACTACCATGTCAATTATCGGAACCACTGTGTCACTTAAAAAAGCAACCATTAAAAAGTACGCCCGACACCTCGCCGCGCTAGGCTGCACGTTCAAGGTCATCGAAGATGATGGCACTGAGCACGGCACACTCGTCGCGACTGCGCCAACCAAAGGTCGCGCCGATGTTATCGGTCGCATTGACTACAAGACAGCCCTCGCTAAACTAGCAGTGGGCGAGCTTATAGAGCTACCCATACCGGAAGGCCTCACAGGCGTAACGGTGCAGTCGACAGTCTCAGCGTGCGCAAACGCCATGTACGGCGCTGGCGCAATCACGTCGTCCGTAAACAGAAAGACAAACCGCCTCGAAGTGCTACGCCTTCAGTAATCCCACGGGATTAACACACCACTAACTAACTTGTTCACTACTAAGGAATCATCATGCGTATCAAAAACATCACCCCAGTATTAGCCAAGCGCTACCTCAACGACAGCGTGCGTGCCCGCACAGTGTTCTTGCGTGGCCCATCAGGCATCGGCAAATCACAGGTCGTCTTTCAAGCCAGCGACTTGCTCCGCGAGCACGTCAAAGACTGGCAGGGCGTCGTCGACTTGCGCCTTGCGCAGATGGAGCCCACCGACTTGCGCGGCGTGCCATACATCGAGAAAGGTCGCACTGTGTGGGGTCGTCCAGACTTCCTGCCCCAGACCGGCGCCGGTATTTTGTTCTTAGACGAGCTTACATCAGCCCCGCCGTCAGTACAGGCAGCTGCGTACCAGCTGTGCCTGACGCCAGAAGACTTCGGCATCCCATCGACGTGGATGGTGGTAGCCGCAGGTAACCGCAAGACAGACCGAGGCGTGACGTTTAACCTAGCTGCGCCACTGCAGAACCGCATGTGTGATGTCGAGGTGTCCACATCGCTCGACGACTTCACAGACCACGCCATCACCAAGGGTGTGCGTCCAGAGGTGCTGTCGTTCTTGCGTGACCGCCCCGACTTGCTGCACAAGTTTGAGCCTGCTGGTGAGATTCGTGCGTTCCCTAGCCCACGCTCGTGGTTTGCTGTATCCGACTTGCTGGCTTGTGACATGCCCAGCGCCGAGCGGCTGGAGCAGGTGTGCGGTGACATTGGCGAGGAAGCTGGCAAAGTGTTCGAGACGCACTTGCGAGTGTGGGAGACCATGCCACGCATAGACGACATACTGGCAGGCAAAGACTTGCCAGTCCCCAAGGAGCTAAACGTGCGGTACTGTGTCGCTATGGGCTTGGCCGCACGCATTGATTCTAAGAACTTTGACAACGCGTGGAAGTTCTTATCTCAGATGCCCGGCGACATTCAGACGCTAGTCATGCGACTGGCTTACAAGCGAGACCGAAAAATCGCAGTGAGCCCAGCGTTCGCGAAGTGGTGCACGGCTAACGCCGATGCGTTCCGACGTGATTAAGGACTTGCACCCCGACTTGCGCGTGTCTAAGACGTCGAGCGGGTACGACATACGCCGCGTAGTGAAGCAACACACCACAGCCAACCAGCTGTGGATGACAAACTTTGCAACAGTGCGGTACGGGCGCAGCGCTATGCACGACAGCGGGTCGGGGTGGGTACTTAGTGTCGGTGTGTTCGACGACATTACTATGCACGACACGCTTGACGCGGCGCTGCTGCACGCAGTTGCGCTATATAATTTACAGCACGGCTAATCCCACGGGATTAGCAACTTGTTTACTGGAGAATACGATGACAACTTTAGAGAGCCGCCTAGATACTGCGTACAGCAAGCTAGGCCTACGCGAGCCGTTTATTGCGGCAGTCATGACCAAAGTTAAGCGCGAGGTCAGCGACAAGATACCCACGGCTGGAACCAACGGCACATGGGCGAAGTTCAACCCAACTTTCTGCGAGCCCTTGAGCGCAGAGCAGTTGTTTGGCCTCGTGCTCCACGAGTCCTGCCACGTCATACTTCAGCATATGTGGAGGCGGGATGGGCGCGACGCCAAGCTATGGAACATCGCCAACGACGCCATCATCAACCGCTACATAGCCAACCGAGGGTACGTGTTGCCTGACGGCGGTGTAGACCTGCGCTGGGTCACAGAAGAGCACAGCTCAGACTACGTGTACAACAAACTAAAGCAGCAGCAGCCGCAGCAGCAGCAGCAGCAGCAGGGTAACGGTAACGGTAACGGTGACGGTGACGGTGACGACGAGGGTACTGGTGACGCAGGTGGCTTTGACGGCACCGGCGACTTGTACGAGCCAGACGGCGCTGTGAGCGAGGCGGACATGCAGGTGACCATCGCCGCCGCAGCGCAGATGGCGAAGGACTGCGGGCACGGCACATCGATGACTGCGCGCGTACTGGGTGCACTAGGTGTGCCCAACGTACCGTGGTCTGACGTGCTGCGCTCCATGCTCACCGACAGCTCAGCAGCCGACTATTCGTACAGGCGACCATCGCGTCGGTTCATAGGACAAGGGTTGTACCTACCTTCACTGCGCACAGACGCACTAGGCGGGTTAGCCATTGGCTTTGACACGTCAGGCTCGGTCAGTCCCAGCGACTGCGACAAGATGGCCACAGAGATTCGTGCCATTGTGTCTGACTTGCGCCCAGCGTTTGTCGAGGTCATATACTGCGACTCTAGTGTGTCGTCAGTGGAGCGCTTTGAGCAAGACGACGACGTAGTGCTGCACCCCACTGGCGGTGGCGGCACTAGGTTCAAGCCGGTGTTTGACCACGTTGCGCAGTCAGATGACTTCTACGCAGGCATGGTGTTCTTTACAGACATGGAGGGCAACCTCGCAGAGTGCGAGGAGCCGGAGTTTCCAGTGATATGGGCTAACGTCGGATACGCCGACTACGCGCCGCCATTTGGCACAGTGACAAAAGTAACTTTATAGAGACCGACATGAGCAACACATTTGACAAAGACCTTTACAACCGCATGGCCCGCATCGAGAGCAAACTGGTGCGCGGCTTCGAAGAGCTGGGCGTAAACATCGCCACAGCGCCTGACTGGCTCACAGTGGACGACACATCACGCGTGGTGTACATATCGTCAATGGGCCGGTCCCTCATGGTCATCATGAGCGACATGGCGCGGCGCGGCGCATCGCAGTACGGCAACGAGTACACGCTGGTGCACCAAGGTGACGAGGTGGGCACACTCGTTTTCGCCAAAGCACGATAGGAAATACTATCATGAGCAAGCTAATCGACAAGATACAAGGCCTAGCCGTAGAAGATGACGGCTGCTGGGTTTGGCAAGGCGCCGTGCAAAGCAGCGGTGCGCCAGTCATGAAATTTAATGGCTCAGTAAGCACTGTGCGCCGACTTATCGTGCTGGCCAGAGGCCTTGCCTTACCTGCTAGCAAAGTAGCGACATACACGTGCCACAACAAGTTGTGTGTGCACCCAAACCACACAGCAATGCGCGACAAAGGGGCCGTAATCAAGCGCGGGCACAAAGAGAAGGACGAAGGCCACCGGCTTGCGCTAAACCATAAGCGCGCGCTGTCAAAACGCAAGGGCGCCAAGCTAGACATGGACAAAGCACGCGAAATACGTGCGTCGAGTGAGAGCACAGCGGAACTGGCGCGGAAGTACGGCGTTACAAAGTACTGCGTGTGGCAAGTACGGCGCGGGGAGTCTTGGAAAGAGTACGGCGCGGCCAACCCATTCGCAGCGCTGGTCCAGTGCGCACACAAATAGCCCGACAGGCAACATATGAGAAAACGAAGCAAATACCGCCCCAAACACGTACTGCAGAACCCGTTGGAGTATGTGCGCGAGAACATGGCACCGATTGCCCAGCACGGGAGCTACTTGGTGACACTAAAGATACGCAACAGCGACGCGATGGTTAAGCTGTTGCGTGGTCAAGCTAGCGTGCCCGACATGAACACGTTGGTGGCGATGAGCAACATCACAGAGGCCCTATGCTTTATGAACTTCGGCAAGGAGCACGTAGACATCGCTGAGCGCGGACGGCACGCCATTATCGCGATTGTGGAGCGCGCTAAGACAACGAACCGATTTACGCCAACAGGGTTAGAGGTGCAAGCACTGAACGAGCTAATGGAGTTGCACGACGCCCAGATGGATGTGCTGACAGTGAAAGACATGGACGCAGCGATACATTACGCGAGGCGTGCGCAGAACCGACCCAATGTGGTCAGGCTGCCCGTCGTCAACGTAACCCCTGTAACTTAGGAACCAACATGAGTATCGACACAATTAACTTGTGGCACAAACGTGCCCGCCCCGAGCCAACTTACGCAGACTTTAACGTGCAGCTGGGCTGCCACTTCGAGGAGATAGCAGAGATGCTTGTTGCCTTAGAGGGTGACAACGCGCCGACACGCAACCAGCTAAGCAACGCGCGCATGACCATCATGACGCTGGCCGAAGGATTTAAGTCGGGCCGGTTTGAGGCGTTCGCGAGTCCCCGTGCCGAGTTCTTGGACTCGCTCGCCGACCAAGTGGTGACGGCTATTGGCACAGGACATTGTGATGGGTTCGACATGGTGGAGGCGCTGCGCATTGTTGACGAGAGCAACTGGTCGAAGTTCGACTTCAATGGCTTGCCGACGTTTAACGAAGCGGGCAAGATAACAAAAGGGCCAAGATACAAAGCGCCTGACTTAACCGACGTCGTAGGCGTCAAGTAACTAATCCCATGGGATTAGACCGAGGAGAAATGGAATGAGCACTGAAGCCGAACAAGGAGAAGAACACATGACCATCGACAACACCACAGGTAAAGATAAAGAGTTTTACGAACTTGGCCAAAGAATGTTTGATAGGTTAAAACCACTCAAGCCCAGCAAACCGCAAGAAGATATTGACTTGCTGTACCAAGTAAGCAGTGCAGACATTGAAGCGTTGGAAGACGCAAAGATTACGCTGAATGTCATCAAAGAAGTAGAACCCGGCGTTTACGACGAAATCATTGATTCGTCTTTGTCGTTGATAGACAAAGCATTAGGTATGAGCTACGGCGACGCGATGGAACGAGTTGCAATCAGAGCAGGGAGTAAGTCATGACACGAGAAGAATTGATGGCAGACGACACGCAGTATTGCTGCTACTGCGGGTGCGAGGTAAATGCACGGTTCCAATGCTGTGGTGAGAACCACTTCCATACCTTTGCTCAAATGTCTGCCGAGGAGCAGGACGAGTTCTTGGACAACGAGGAGTGCGCCCCGCTTTACACATCAACACAACCACACAAGCCTTGGGTTGGACTGACGGATGATGAGATATGGAGTGTTTACAAGCAAGTGGACTCAATGCAATATGTAGAATTTGCACACGCCGTTGAAGCCAAACTCAAGGAGAAGAACAATGGCTAAGCTAATCGACTTCCCCCTTGGCCTCGATGCAGGCGAGACGCGCCTTGAACTTGACCCCGACGAGGTGCTCACTGGAGCAGTGGGCAAGCTAACGGAAGTGGTCATTGTTGGCTACGAGGCCGACGGCTCATTGTATTTTGCGTCTACTGGAACACATGGGCCGGATGTGCTGTGGCTACTGAAACAGGCTGAGCAGAGCCTCTTGGCTATTGAAAGGGAGATGAGGACATGAGCGCAAACAACGCGCTACGCAGCCGGATTAGCAGCGACGGGTCTACGTGTATAGACCCAGACTACTACTGGCAAGAGCTGGACAACGCACCCCACGGCGTTAAAGTACAACTGCTGTCTATCTACGGCGTGGCGGTGTACGGCACGCTTAGCGGGGCAGCGATTAAGACGGGGTTTTGGCAGTACTGGGCCCCACTACCTAAAGTAAAGAAGGAGCAGTGATATGTTGATATGGACAGGCGAAGTCGTGCTTGGGCAGCGGCGATACGGAGTGAGCTTTCGCAGTGGGTGGTTTATAGGCGTCACCCGCACAACCTTCATCTAAAGGAGCAGACATGGCAATCGATTTATTAGAGCACGGCGCTAGCGCGGACGATATTCAGTTCGGCGGTTCGCACTACAAAGACATGGCAGTGCAGCCATGGACCGTTATGGAGGCGGTGCTGACACACGAAGAGTTTGTAGGCTATCTCAAGGGCAACTGCATCAAGTACGCAATGCGCAACGGCAAGAAAGACGAGCACGACACAAACAAGTTCTTTCACTACTCACAAAAACTAGAGGAGATATTACATGGACACGATAACGATAGACTTTGAGACGTACTACGACAAAGACTTCTCACTGAGCAAGATGCAAACGGACGCGTACATAAAAGACGCCCGCTTTGAGGTTATTGGCGTATCGACTAGCGTGAACGGCGCAGAGGCACAGTGGTGTAGTGGCGATATGTTGGAGGTGTCTGCATGGCTGCACGTCCACCACGACTGGGACAACAGCGCAGTACGCTGCCACAACACGCTGTTTGATGGATTTATTCTGACGCAGGTGTTCGGCATAAAGCCCCGGTTGTGGAAGGACACGTTGTCACAGGCGCGCATGCTACACCCATACTGGACGTCGCACTCGCTTGCCAACACTGCGAAGAACCTTAGCCTGCCTGCGAAGGGCACTGCCGTCCACAACGCTATTGGCAAGCGCCGCTGTGACTTCTCACATGCGGAGTTGGCTGAGTACGCGTCGTACTGCAAGCACGACACATGGCTATGTAGCCAGATGGGAGAGGAGTTTGACGCGTTTACCCCGCCTCTCGAGACGCTGCTGATCGACATGACGGTGCGCATGTTTACTGAGCCTGCGCTTGTGGGTGACGTGGACGAGATGCAGCGCCTGTACGACGACGAGGTAGTTCGCAAAGAGCGCCTAATGGCGTTGGCTGAGACCAACCGCGAAGTGATTATGTCCAACGACAAGTTCGCCGAGGCACTAGAAAAACTGGGTGTGACTCCGCCGCGCAAGGTAAGCAAGACCACGGGCAAGGAGACATACGCGTTCGCGAAGTCCGACAAGCAGTTCACTGAGCTTCTTGACCACGAGGATTCGGAGGTTCAAGCTCTCGTGGCTGCACGCCTAGGTGTGAAGACCACGATTGCTGAGACGCGTGCGTTGCGGTTCGTGGACGCTGCCAAGCGTGGACCTCTACCTGTGTACCTGAACTTCTGGGGCGCGAAGACGACTGGGCGGTATTCCGGCGGCAACCAAGTGAACTGGCAGAACCTGCCTGCCCGTGGCCCGTCCGCTGGTTTGCGTAAAGCACTGATGGCTCCACCCGGGCACACAGTGCTTGTGGGTGACTCGTCCAACATCGAGCTGCGTGTCATCATGGCGGCAGCTGGGCAGACAGACGTGCTGGAAAAGCTCCGCAAGGGTGTCGACCTGTACTGCGACTTCGCGACAAAGCTGTTCGGACGAACTATCACGAAGGCCGACGTATCAGAGCGTATGCTTGGTAAGGTCGCTATGTTGTCACTGCAGTACGGCGCAGGTGCTGAACGGTTTCAAGAGATGGTGCGCATCACCGCGCGTACGCTCCCCGCCCTTACGCCGATCTCACTAGAGCGGGCTAAAGAAATTGTGCACCTGTACCGTGCGACATACAGCCAAGTCGTTAAGCTGTGGAGATACTGCAATGACGTGGTGCTACCAGCTATTGCCAATAAGCAAGACATGGTGGCTGTGGACATAAATGGTTGGTGTGTGACGCAGGGCGAAGGCTTTGGAAAGTTGGGCGAGCCGGGCGTGGTGTATCACGACCTACGCAACGACGAGGGCGACTGGTCTTACTTGATGGGCAAGATGCGAGTGCGCATCCACGGACCGAAGATGGTAGAGAATCTGTGTCAGCACCTTGCGATGAAGATTGTTATGTGGCAAACTGCACGCATCCACACAAAACACCCAGTCGCACTTTCCGTGCATGACGAAGCGGTTTGTGTGGTACCTGATAAATTACTTAATGACGCACGTAGTTACATGGAAGAGTGTCTGTCGCTGGCCCCGAAGTGGTGCCGCGAGCAGCTCCCCGTAGCATGTGAAACTGGTATAGGAGCCTCGTATGGCGACGCAAAGTGAAACAGTTGTCTTGTACGACAACGAGATACCTGTCTGGCTAGACATCTCTGCTGTTAAAGCAGCAGGCGAGGCAACGACGATGTTGTCAGTACGACTGCACTGCAAAGACGCCGACGTACAAGCGGTATATATCCCAGTTGAGGTGCTGCACCAGCCGGGCAGGTCTGAGCGCATAGCGATGACAAAGCGTGACGTCCTTGAGATGATTCAGAGCAACATAACCCATCAACTGGCCGTCATAGCCTTGGAAGGTAAATAATGAGTAGTGTGATGCCCCTGTCGTTTAGTCGGCTGTCGACGTTCGAGCAGTGCCCTGCGCAGTTTGACTATCAGTACGTTTCTAAGCGGGTAAAGAACTCGTCCAACGAGGCGTCTGAGTATGGCGACCGCGTGCACAAACTGCTTGAGGCCTATGGTGACGGCTCCCTCGACCAGTCGGCGCTAAGCCTTGAAGGCCAGCAAACGCTGGACAAGTGGGGCAGCGTTGTGGACCGCATCATGGCGCGCAGCGGCGACAAGCTGTTCGAGTACCAGATGGCGGTCAACGCTGACCTGCAGCCAGTCGACTGGTTCGCAGCAGACGTGTGGATTCGGTCTATCGCTGACGTGCTGATTGTGGACGGCGACACAGCCTACTGCCTCGACTACAAGACTGGCAAAGTAAAAGACAACCCGACACAGTTGCAGCTCTTCGCCGCGATGGTGATGTGGCAGTTTCCGCAGGTGAACACGGTCAAGACCTCGTTCATCTGGCTTAGGTTCGACGAGGTGACCAACTCTAAGTACGAGCGCCGGTTCTTAGCCCCTTTGTGGGCGGCGCTGGCACCGCGCTTTCACGCGGTGCAGGAAACGGTTGACTTAGGCGTATTCAAGACCAAACCCTCGGGCCTATGCCCGTGGTGCCCAGCAAAAGATATTTGCCCAGATGCAAGACTAAAAGGACGGCGATAGTGAAAAACGAAGGCGATGTAAAAAAGGTAGTGTCCAAGACCCTAGCGACCCAACCCGGCTGTTGGTTCTTCATGCCGCCAGCCAACGGCTACGGGCGTGCAGGCATTCCAGACTTTCTTGGCTGTGTTAACGGGCACATGTTTGCAGTTGAGACCAAGTTCGGCAAAGGTACGACGACAGCCAACCAAGAGCGAGAGATTGCGGGCCTAATGCGCAACGGCGCCAGAGTGTGGATTGTCAGAGAGACCACGCTAAGCAGCTGGGACGTGGAGTTCAAAGGGTGGGCGGCGCTATGCTCGTAATACCGGAGAAGCGGCGCATCGTGCTAAGCAGCACAGAGAACGCGGCTGTTACGCAGTACATACCGCACGCCAAGGCGTTTGTGCACGAAGGGCAAGACCTCGTCGCACTAAACTACGGCGTAGAGGAGTCACTGGTGTTGCGCAACTTAGGATTCAGCGTTCCGCCGCCGATTCTGCAGTACTACAACTGGCCAGCTAGATTCGAGCCAATGTTTCACCAGAAAGAAACAGCGGCGTTTCTTACAACACACAAGCGTGCCTTGTGCCTTAACGCACCGGGCACTGGAAAGTCGATTAGCGCTTTGTGGGCGGCTGACTTCTTGATAGATGAAGGAGTCGCAAAGAAGGTGCTTATCATCGCACCGCTGTCTACGCTAAAAGTTGTGTGGGCGCGAGAAATACGCCAGCACTTGTCGCACCGCTCGTTTGTAATCTGCACAGGGTCGCGCGAAAAGCGCCAGCAGCTATTGGATACGCCCGGAGTGCAGTACGTCATCATTAACCACGACGGCTTTACAAATATGCAGAGCAAGCTGGCAGGGTTCGACGTGGTTATCTACGACGAAGCGACTGCACTGAAGTCGGCCAGCTCGCAACGGTACAAGATATTTTCTAAGTGGATGCAGCAGCACCAGCCATGGTTGTGGCTGCTAACGGGTACGCCGATCTCGCAGACTCCCGCTGACGCGTGGACGCTTGCTAGGTTAGTGGACTCGTCCGCTTGCCCCAAGAGCTTCACCACGTTCAAGGACTTGGTGATGCAGAAGGTTACGCAGTTCAAGTGGTCCCCAAGACCCAACGCGCTGGAGACATGCAAGAAGGTACTTCAGCCGTCAATTCGGTTTTCGCTAGACGAGTGCAAGGACTTGCCACAGACAAACTTTGTCGGGCGCAAGACTGAGCTAACCGCGCAGCAACAGAAAGCGTTTAAGGAGATGAAGGACAAGGCGGTGACAACCTTTGCCGCTGGAGAGGTAACCGCTGCTAACGCGGCGGTGGTGTTGAGTAAGCTACTGCAGATATCGTGTGGCGTGGTGTATTCGGAGTCCGGTACGCTTGCCATCGATGCCTCAGAGCGATACAATACACTCACTGACTTACTTAAAGAGATTGGCGACAAAGCAATCATCTTTGTACCACTGCGTGGTGTGCAAGACTGGCTTGAACAGAAGCTAGTTGCAGACGGCTTTAGTGTTGCATCGGTGCATGGCAGTGTCAGCAAGACTGCACGCGATCAGATATTTAATGACTTCCAGCACACAGACAGCCCGACTATTTTGCTTGCTCACCCCAAGGTGGCGGCACACGGGTTGACGCTGACTAGAGCTAAAGACATTATATGGTTCGCCCCCATTTACTCACTGGAGCAGTACGAGCAAGCCAATGCACGCATACGCCGACTGACGACGACAGGCAAGACTAGCGTGTGGCACATCTGGGCCACACCATTCGAGGCTGAGTTGTATAGGCGACTGCGCGCTAAGCAGAACACGCTGGTTGAGTTTTTAAACTTGGTAAATGGCATAAACGAAGAGTAGGAGTAGAGATGAATTACGAAGAAGCAGGTCAGAAATACACGCAGGTGCGCGACGAGATAGACGCGCTGGAGCGAGCACACAAAGCAACGAAGGCGGCGATGACTGAGAAGTTACGCGCGCTTGAGAGCTGGTTCACAGCCAAGGCACAAGAAGACGGTCTCGAGACCATCAAGACCACTGCTGGCACTGGCTACTGGTCAACACATAACTCGGCGACAGTGTCGTCTCGCGCTGACTTCTTTGACTTCTGCGTGGCCAACGGGCAACTAGACATGCTTGAGTCGCGGGCCTCGAAGGTCGCCGTGAAGAGCTACATTGACGCAAACGGTGCGCCGCCCCCGGGCGTCGACTTCAAGTCCGTGAGCGTGTTTAATTTCAGACGAAACACAGCGTCTTAGTCACCACACACGGTGGCTGGCACCGGGCATATCGCCAAACACCAGCACCTTTTTAACCCTCAGGAGTTTCACATGAGCAACGCTCTTACCACCGTCCCAGCACACATCGCCGCTCGAATCGCTGCGCGTCAGCAATCAGGCACCAAGTCAGCCGTAACATCTGCCGTTGTCGGCGAAGGCGGCGGCGGTATCCCCCGCATTAGCATCAAGGCTGCACGATACCGATTGGTAGAAGACGGCGTGGAAACCACAGTCGGCACCACGCTAGACACCATCATCATCGGCGCCAATCCACGTGTGTCTAAGATATTCTACGGCCGTGCATACGACTCTGCTGCAGACGGCGTGCGCCCAGCCTGCTTCTCCAACGACGGCCTGAAGCCTGACAGCAGTGTCGAAGACCCAGTGCACGCAGCGTGCGCCACCTGCCCGAACAACGTCCTCGGCTCAAAGATTCTGCCGTCTGGTGCCCGTTCTAAGCTGTGCGCAGACCAACGTCACTTGGCTGTCGTGGCTGCTGCAGACCCCACCAAGGTGTACAGCCTCACTGTCCCTGTGTCTGGCATGAAAGGTATGCGCGAGTACTTTAAAGAGCTGGACAACTACGGCATCATCCCCGAAGAGGCGATTACGCAGCTCGGCTTTGACGAACAGACTAGCTACCCCAAGATCACATTCAAGCAGAATGGCTACGTGGGTGAGAAGGCTGCCGCGCGCATCGACGAGATGGCACAGGGCGATGCGGCCAAGATCGCTACTCGCCAGATGGCACCAACGGGTGGCTCGGTAGCGCTAGCCGCGCCACCAGCGCAGGCTAAGATTACCGCTCCCGCAGTAGACGATGCCTACGAAGATGAGGGGGCTGCCGCCCCCGTTGCCGCTACGCCAGCCAAGCCAGCCAAGCCAGCGGTCGCACAAGTGAAGGCTTCCAGCGAGTTGGCAGATAAGATCGACAACCTGTTTGACGAGTAGTAAACTGGTTAGCTAAAAACGACGCCCCCGGCTCGACCGGGGGTTTTTATTTAAGGGGCACCGGCATTGGACACTAAAACATTTTTAACCCGCGTCACTGCTAGGCAGGACGAGTTGGTTATCTGCATACATAGACCTGACGCATCAGGCAAAAACCCCCGAGGCATCTTTTGGAATCGCGGCTCGTTCGCAGACATAGATGACGCTGTCGCAGCAGTACAGGCATGGGACGCAGAACCCAAATCCACGGTTTACTTCTCAGTTGGTACGTTCGCCAACCACCACGAAGTAGACGAGAGCGGCAAGACAAAGTACAAACGAACACAAGCAAACGCCACGCTCTTCAAAGCGTTGGCACTAGATTTAGATATTGGCGATGACAAGCCCTACGCCACGCAACGCGAAGGCTGGGGAGCGCTGCAGAGCGCGATTAAAGCGGTAGGCCTACCTGCCCCCATGGTCATATCGTCTGGCAAAGGCATACACTGCTATTGGCCACTCACAGAGGCTGTTAAGTCGGAGCACTGGGTCAAGGCATCTATTGCCCTGCGCTTGGCGCTAGAAGAGAAGGGCGTGGAGATCGATACCAGCAAGATTCATGACCCGTCCATGGTCCTGCGCCCAGTTGGCTCGCACCACAAGAAGCAGCAGCCATGGAAGCTGGTTGAGTGCAAGGCTGATTGTCCTGACTACGAGCCGATCTCGCTGTTTGGCATCCTGCGCCCATGGTTTCACAAGGCTGTGCAGGCCGCGCCGTCCAAACGCTTAGGCGCTCCGGTGCGCAAGTCGGCAGTCATGGACGCGCTGCTAGGTTCAGGCGATATAGTGCTGGAGAGCGTTATCGCAAAGTGCAACCAGCTTCACGCTATTGCGGAGAGCGGCGGCATGGAAGACGCCATGGGTAACCGCGTGGAAGAGCCAATGTGGCGCGCTACCATGGGCTTGGCGAAGTACTGCCAAGACGTGCCTGTCGCCATTGTGCGTTTAGCTGGCGCGCACCCAGACTTTGACCTAGACCACAGCATGGAAAAGATCAGCCGCTGGGGCGGCACTGGCCCAACGACGTGCGCCAAGTTCGAGCAGTTCTGCGGCACTGGCTGTGATGGCTGCCCGTACCGTGGGAATATTCGTAGTCCGGCACAGTTGTCAGGCGAGGAAGTTGTGTCGGTGCCGGTACCGCCCGCAGCTGCACGGCTGTCGGACGAAGTTGCAGAGATGACATTCTCTGTGCCTAAGCCATACCTGATACGCGACCACAAAGTCGTCCAAGAGGTGACTACGGAAAGCACGGTGGTAGACGCCTCTGGTGCCGAGATTGCTGTAACAAGCACTGACCTGCAGGTTGTCTGCAACTACGAGGTTCATGTCACAGGCATCTACACAGATAGCAAGGCCACATCTGCGACAGCCACGCTGGCCGTGCGGTACGACCATGACGGGTGGAAGTTCTTTGACATGCCTATGACCACCATATCGCTGGCTGGGCGCGACTTCGCCGACTATTTAATGGGTAAGCTGATTCTGGTGGGTAGCCCCCAGCAGCAGGAGAAACTGAGGCAATACATAATGAGATACCTAGAGCAAGTGCAGCGCGAGGCGCCAAGCGGTGCCGAGTTTGTGTCGTTTGGTTGGCAGGATGATGGCTCGTTCCTTTGTGGCTCGACGCTAATAAACTCACCAACTGGCAACAACAACCGCCGCCTGAAGGGCCCAGCCGAGCGGTACACCAACATCCTGTGCCCGCATGGTGAACGTGATAAGTGGGTAGAGGCCATGGCCATGCTAGACACCGAAGGGGCGGACAACATCCGCGCGGCAGTGCTCATCGCCACGACAGGTTTGCTCGGTCGTGTGTCGGGCAACTCGTCGCTAATCATGTCTATCTACTCGACCAAGACGACTACGGGCAAGTCATTGGCGCTGGCTGCGGCCAACAGCCTTATCGGTGTGCCCAAGCTGCTTATGATGGGCGACCGGGACACAGCCAACGCGATGTACAAGCTGCGCGGCACGCTGAACAATCTGCCTGCGACCATGGACGAGCTGACTATGCAGGACGGCGAAGCGGCGACCTCGCTCGCGTACAACCTGAGCATGGGCCGAGAGAAATTGGCCATGACACCCGGGCGTGAGATTCGTGACCCGGTTACTTGGGAGGGGCCGACACTAATTACAACCAACCAGTCTTTGCACGGCAAGTATGACGAGTTCATGTCACAGAACGAAGCGGTCAAGGCGCGGTGTTTAGAGGTTGAGCAGAGTGACCGCATCTTTATCGGTGGTGAGCGCAGCGAGCGTGGCACAGCGTTCTACAACCTGCTGGACGAGCACAACGGCTGGGCCATGCCCGAGTTAGCCGAAGCTATTGTGGCAATGGGCGGTGCCAAGGTTGTGTGGGAAAAAGGGCTTGCGTCGTTTGAGAAGAAGATCGGCTTTAGCTTCGCTCCACCTGAGCGCTTCTACAAAGCGGCGATCATTAGCGGCTGGATTCTGGGCAGCATCGGCAAACGTCTGGGCTTGTTCCCGTTCGACATAGAGGCAACCACCAACTACTTGTGTGCGTGCGTAACCAAGTACCGCAAGGCTGCAGAGGATAGCAAGCAAGACGCGTTCGACATTCTGGGCCAGTTCTTGCAGGAGCACAACGACCAGCTGATTGAGTGCAAAGAGGAGTACTGCGCCAGCCCTACCAAGAACCCGGAGACTGTAGTGTTCCCCGTACCAGACCGCGCAGTCGCGCGGATAAAGGTGGTTTACGACGCTAGCAACGCGGTGCTTCCGGGCAGCGCGCTCTCGATCAACCACTCGGCCCTGAAGCGATGGTTGGCGAAGACTAAGGACAGTATTGGGCGCGTGCTTGACGAGTTAGAAGATGCAGGTGCGCTCATCCACGCCAGAGAGCGCGTAACGTTGTTCAAGGGCTGCCAGAAAGGCAATCCGGGTCAGGCGTTCTGTACGGTCGTGAACCTGAACCACCCACGCTTTATCGAGGCGATTACATCCCCTCGTGCACGAACACAGAGCCAAGTGACTCTGGCCGTGCTACACAACACTGGTTCTTAGCGCATACCAGCGGTCTTCGTCCTAGCGAACGACCGATTTTTTGAGGCGGGAACTACGCGCAGGTTCCCGCTAGAGTTAGTGCCCCCCTTGGCTAGTGGCTTTTTATGGTCGACATCTTTTCCGTCGCCCTTGGTCACTAGCCCTTTTTTCGTGGCCTCGGCTCTTGCAGCGTTACGCATCGCACGCTTCTTCTTCTGCTCTTCCGAGCCTTGGTAGTTCGCGTACTCGCTTTTGTAGTTTCGGGTAGCCATCACTCTTCTCCTTTAAGTTTTTTTAGTTCCTCGCGCATGCGCACCAACAGTTCATCTTGCTTCGTGCGGAACGCTTCCCAGTCTGGGTTCTCAAACCTTGCCTCAGCGCGGCGCAGAGTTCCGATCTCGCGCTGGTACTCGCCCATGATTGCTTTGTACGCGCGCCCCTGCGCGACGACTGCCTGATCGACATTGTAGTCATACATCTTGAGGCCTGCGTAGCGCGCCATCTGCAACGCACCGTAGTTTTCACTGCGGTCACTTCGCCCCTTGACGATCTCGTCTACCTTGGACCATGTGGTCGGGTTAACCAGCGGGATGTTGGGCGTGAACTGCCCGCCCATATACTTGGCGCGGTCTACGAACTTCTCCCATGCCGTGTCGGTCGGCGGACTCAGCGGCTTACCCATGAACGGGTCGACGCCACCAACCAGCGCTAGGATGGTAGACACGAACGGGCCAGTAGGTGATGCAAACGACGGCCACCAGTCGATACCCATAAAGGCGTTTGGCCCCTGCCCACGAGCCAGTGAGGCCATTGGAATGTAGTCACCCAAGCGGTAGTAGACAGGGTTCTTGTCGTCACCCAAGAAAGGTAGCCGCACGTGCATGAAAGGACCAAAGCCACCAAACATGCGCTCTCGGATGTACTCTGGCGCAACACTGCGCAAGCGCTCGTCTTCGTCGTCTCCGCCGCCTATCTCTTGGAGGATGTGCTCCATGACAGTATATGCAAGCAAGACATTGGCGATCTTCCAAGGCTGGTGCACAGCCATGCGGCCAATCAGGGGGGTGACCGCGTACGCCCAAGACACAAACGGCAGTACCGTTTGGCGTGCAATTCGCACGGCCTTGGCGTCGATGTCGTAGTCGAGGAACGCCGCACGGGCGATGTTACCTGCCTGCTCCAAGTCCGCCTGAGTTGGTGCCTTGCCAGTCTGCGCAGAGATATCCGCCGCCGTCTTCAAGAACATAGCTAGACGGAAGATGTTGTCTTCTGCGGAGTATATTTCTGTGACGATGTTGTCAGCGTGCCCGGCAAACTTCTTGGTTTTCGAGAGCGCGCTTATGGCCTGCGCCTTGTTTTTCTCCATCTGCATGAACGCGGACACACGGCCCATGGTGCTGTTGGGGTCTACAGCTTTGCCGTCCTTGTCGTTAAGCGACAGCAGCATCGCGTTAGAGATGGCTTCTTTGACCTCCGTGCTCGAGAAGTCACCCAGCATCGCGTTAGAGTTCATGAACGCACGAACAAGCGCCCGGTCCTGCGCAGACATCGCGTTGGGGGAGGTTTCGTACCGCACAAACATCTTGCCCGCAGCCAGCACGGTTCCGAACGGTATGTCGTGCATCATGGCCAGCGTCACGTTAGTCGCGACGTTGGTCAGGTGGGTGCCGGGGTTGTAGATAGTCTTAGACTTCTTAAACCAGCGCATTGCAGTGTTGGCAGGGAGCAGCTCGATAACTGGCTTGCGGTCACTCATGTCCGTCATGGCCGACCACACAGACGCCTTTACAATCTTGCCTGCCATGGCGCCGTACGTGCCGCCCTTAGGCACCCGAATCCACTGCCTAGCATTGCGGTACGCGTGGCCGATGGCCTTGGAGCGAGCGTCGTCGGAGTCGCCGGTTATGACGGTGTCCGAGTTGATCTTGATGCCCAACACCTTGTTTGCCTGCTCAATGCTGTCAAACACCACTGAGGTAGCGTCCCGCACGCCGTCTTCCCCAGCACCATAGTTGGCGATGCTGTCCGAGAAGTGTTTCGCCGCATATGTGCTGGAAAGCGCTGACATGGTGTTGCGTAGCGCGTTGGCCAAGTCCTCCGCTTTGTTTTCGGCGAGTGCCTGCTTCGCTGTCATGTTGGCGACAAAGCGGTGTCCACCCTTACCCTTGCTGGTGTGGTACCAGAGGTACGTCGGGTCAACTGTAAACCCTGCGGGGTCGCCGTCAGCGGCAAACTTGGACTCCGCAATAAAACCAGCGGGGACTTGCACGCCGTTAACGAGCTGCAGGACTTGCAGGAAGCGCTGGTCGTCTAGAACCGGGTCGCCGTTGTTATCTAGGTTTAGCCAGCCCTCTTCAAGTGTCTCCTCTGTGCGGCTCTTCTGCCCTAGCAGCGTGCTTAGCTTGCGCACGCCGAAGCCAGAGCCAGCTACTTGGCTGCGTTTCGTGACAAACAGCATCGTCTCAGAAAACTTGCCGCGTGAAAAGAACTCTTTGGCTTTGGTGTCGCCCAACTCTTGCACGTAGAAGTCGCGCCACGCCTTAACGTCGTCGGCCAGCTCACGCATAGCTACGTCGTCTTTTAGGGCACTCTTGTTGCCGTCTAGGTAGGCAAACAGACCTGTAACTTTGTCAGCTGGCTGGTACTGGATAAAGTTTGCCAGACGCTCAGCCACTTTATAGCCAGCTTGCTTGTCGTTCTTAAACCGCTGGAACGTGTTGCGTAGTTCGTGTGGGACGTTGAACTGCGCGTGCAGGTATGTGACCCACTTGGCCACGCCGGGGAAGTCCTCACGCACGAAGTTGGCCAGCTTCTCCGTCTGCTTTGTGAGAGCACCCGATAAACGACCCCAGCCTAGCAAGTCGAACAGAACTTTGCTGCTGACCATGGTGGGCAGGACACGCTTGTTAAAGCGAGCAACATCCGCACCGCTAGGCAAAGAAGCACCGGGGCGCTGCAGTAGGTCAGCCTGCGGAGCGGTTACGGGGTTCATGCCGCCCATAACTTCGACGTTCAAGACGTTGCCTACGCGGGCACGCTTGCCGCCTACAGGGGCTTCGCCAGACTTGGCGAGCAACTCCCACGTGCGGTTAATGACGTTCGCCGCCTCGGTGTTGTTCTTGGCGCCGGTCAGTCGGCGGATAAGCGCCATGGTGTAGGTCCACACGTCTTTGACGGCAGTGTAGAACGTCTTGGGTGTGCCCTTGGTCGGGATGCCGTCCAATGCTTTGCGGAACTCGTTTAGCGTGTTGCCGTAAGACATCAGCTCTAGCACTGCGTCTAGCTCGTTGCCCTCTTGCACAAGGTTCTTGAGTAGCTGCTGCACTTGGTTGGCTTTGTCGCCCAAGCCGCCCTTGTACCCAATGATTGCTTTTACAGACTTCTTTAGCTCGACGACGATAGGGTCGTTAGGGTTGGCGTACACGAAGTGCTGAAGCGCCGCGTGCAGTGCCTCGTGCAGCACAACGGATGGGCTATCCGTCTCGCGGATGTACACGGTGTTTGTCTTGGGGTCAAAGCGCGATTTGCCGCCCTGAGAGAACTTGACCTTGGGTAAGTTTACGTTCTTCTTAGCTTCGACGCGCGCTTCTTTGCTCTCTGGACTGCCCAGCATAGACTCGCGAATGGCGCGGGCCAAGGCTTTGTCGTAGCCAGTGCCGTGGTGGCGGATGTACTGCAATACACCCAAGAAGCCCTTGTAGATATCCGCAGGGCCCGCCGTCTCGTTTGGGTTGCCGTAGCCGTCGGTAGCAGCGCGGACAAGCTGAGGGGCCAGACCTTGCTCAGCGGCCTCTCTTGATGGGCGTGTATCAGTCGCGCGGGACACGAACAAGTCTGTGGCCCCCAAAAACTGGTCCTGCTTGGCAGCAGTCCAGCCACGGCCAAACGCTGTGTCGAGGCGCTTGTACGCGTCGTACATCTGCTTGTCGGCAGGGGAAAGCGCGGACACATTGACACCCGCAACCATTGGCTGCACAGCGTCTTTAATTAGTTTTACCAGTGCCTGCACGTCCTGCGGGCTGTTGCCAGCGGCAGCACCCAAATCCGCTAGCGCTTGACGCGTTGTTGCGGCAGCGGTCTCGGCACGGGTCACCGTGCGGTTCGCGCGCTCGGCGGCGGCGCTGGTAGCCTCACCCTTTAGGGGGTCTGCGAATCGCTGGATGTTGCTGAACGCGTTCTCGAACTCGCTATATGCTTTGGCGTAAGCACGGGCGGCACGGGCAATGTTTGTAGCCACGGCATCGCCCTCGACCTGTGCGTTTGCATCAGGGTTCAGGAGCAGGTCGCGAGCGCCCTTTAGCGTTCTCTGGGTCGCTGCAATTTTGCCGGTTACTGCGCCGGGCTGCGACGCAACGCGCGACTCTAGCTCGTTCAGGCCAAGGTCGTCAGCTACTTGTTGGGCAGAAAAAACACCCCCAGCAGCCTGAGCTGCGGGGGATGAAAGGGTGGCAGGAGAGGGACCACCCGAGGAGAGCTGTCGACCAAACGCTGCCTGCTCAACGGCTGCGCTGGGTGTAGGAAGAACTAGGGCTGGCGGCACGATGGCGTCCATCTCAGCAGCTAGCGCGCCGAAATCCAGCCCGCCAATAGCGGGGGAAGCGGCTGGCGCAGGACGTGCAGGGGGCTGCAGCGCGCCGCGCTGTAAGGGGGTTAGCGCTCCTGTAACACCGCCCACCTGAACAGGGTTTGTTGGTAAAGCACCCAGACCAGACAGCTGGTCGTTTAGGTTTGCGGCCTGTACTGCAAAACGTGCCTGCGGCGTATCCAGCGTAGGGCCTTGGAACGACGCATCGGCTTCGCCCTGCGTCATTGTGAAGCTGGGGTCAGCGGAGTATGTTGGTGTACCGGTCTCGTCGAACAAACTGCCTTGGTTGGGGTCTGTCTGCTGTATTGGCACGCCAGTTTCTTCAGGGGCTGCCTCCGGCACAGATTCTGTGACACGGTTGAACATATCTCCTTGCGGGGCGGTGTCCATCAGGTTGACAGGCGTGCCGTCGGCAAGTGCTTGCTGTGTTGCGAGACGCGTTATCTCTGTGTCGATGAACCCCAGCTTTTGGCGGAACTCGCCAAGCTGCTGGTTAAACTGCGGGTCTTCAGAAGAGCCACGCAGCACATCTTGCACGCGTCTGGCCGACTGCAGGCGGACTGCACTGGGCACTGTAGTGTCAGCGGCCAAAGCCATGTCGGCTTGCAGGCTCTCTACGAAGTTCTTTGCGTCGCGGAACTCGGCGTACGATGCAAGCGGGCTAGCGGCTGCGCCACCGATGCCGCCTTTTACGCCAGCAATCGCAAACTCGTCTAGTGCATCAGCAGATGTCAGGTCGTCGAACGCGCCAAGACGCTCCATGCCGGTTTGCACGACCTCTGTACCACCTTCGATGCCGAAGTCGCGGGCTGCCCTTGTAGCTCCGCGCTTAAACTGCCCTTGGGTCAGCAAGTCGCGAGCGCTTTTGGCGGCACCTTTTTCTAAAAACTCTTTGCCAGCTAGCTGGGCAGTTTTCTTTGCGACAGCCGTGCCTAGGCGGGCCTCTGGACCAAACAGCGCCTCAAGAGCGGCGGAACCAGTACCTGCTGCGAGCGCTGCGCCTTTGGCGTCGATGCCCTTGGCACGCTGCTCGGTTCGCACACTACCATAGGTCTCGAACAACGTAGGCAGAAAACGAGCGGTAAGGCCGCCCAACACGGCGCCAAGTGGAATACTCAGGCCGCCCGTGACTGGGGCAAACGCGGCGCCTACCTTAGCGCCTGCTGCTGCGCCGAGGGCCGTGGTGCCGATTGCGACCGGGATGTCATACCCCAGCTCACCAACGGCTTCGGATATCGTAGTACCGGGCTTGTCGATAATGTCTGCAGCAGTGTTAATCTTGCTTGGATTGCGCGCCGCTTGCGCGTTACCAGCGCTCTGTAAAAAAGCACCGGCAGATTCCGCACCTATGTCTTGTAGTGTGCTTCCGTAGTTGGCGGCTGCTTGCCCCACACGACGCTGCATCGAGTCGACCATGCCGAGGTTGTCATACTCCCGCTGCAGGTAGCCCTTTATGTCAGAGCTAGCAACACGGCGAAATCCTGCGGGCAGCTCGTCGTTGTTCTGGTCAAGCAACGAGGCGTTCTTGACGCCTTCGTTCAGGTCGAGCGCAAAGACTTTGCCTGCGCTAAATACCTGTTTTGTGTCGGGGTTAAAGCCGACATACGAGCCCGCTGATTCGGCAGGGGCTGTGCGCTGCTGCGCCATAGCGTCGGTCTGCGCTTGGTACTGCTCGAGTAGGGCGCGTCCGGTATCATTGGAGCCACCCGGCGCGAGCGTGCCCGGCAAAGGTTGCGCAGTAGGCAGGCCCACAGCGCGTGCCGCAGGCTCACCACCAAACACAGCCTCGTCCGCAGTCGAGTTCGTGTCGAATATGTTCTTCATAGAATAGCCCCAATTTAATCTAAGACTATTCTACCTCGCAGACCCGTTGTTTACTAGACCTACTGAATTCGCACAAGCCCGCCGCCCATGGGGATTCCGGTGCCCGGGTCTGTAGTCGGCTCGTCAACGCGGAACACGCCTTGGCTGTTCGTAACAATAACGGGGCCACCTAAGGGGTCGCGTGACACTTTCCAGTCTTTGGGTAGCTGCCCTTCTGCGTAGAGCTTTTGCAACGCGGCCTCGCCTTCCATCTGCACTTTGCGCAGGGCTTGTGTGCCTTTTTCGCGCTCGATCAAGATGTCGGCTTGCAGTTCCGTCTGCGTTTTCTGCGCGGCGGCGCGCTGCTTGGCAGCTGCACCGTTTGCTTCGGCGTACGCACGATTGGCAAAAGTCTGTAGGGGCATCGGCGCGCCACTTGCGCGCCACTGGCCATCGGGGCCCATCATGACGGGCACCACCCCATTCTCGGTCTGTGCGTAGGGGATACCTGCTTCTTGCGCGAGCTGTGCCAACGCGGTCTGGTCGCCGGTACCTGCACGTAAAGCCACGTCCTTGAGCTGCGCGTCGTACATACCATACCGCAAGTCATCGACTTGTTTCTGGATAGAGTTGCGCTCTTGGTACGTGACGGCGTACTTAGCGCTGTTCGCCAGTTCGCTAATTCGCATCTGTGCGGCACGTACAGACTGCTGCGTCTGTACACCAAATTGCGCTACTTCTTCAGGTGAAAAAGTACGGGCTGGAGTAGCAGGCGCAGCTGCACCGTTAACAGGAGTTTCCGCTTGCACGGGGGCCGGTGCCACTTGCGGCGAGGCGCCGCCAAGCTGCGACATGACCTTTGGCACATACTCGCGTGTTTCTTTGGGCAGAGCCGCTGGGTCTGCACCCGCTTTTATCCACTTAGTTGCGTTCGTCGGGCCCCAGTTGTACGCGACTAGGGCGTGCTCTACGTTGCCGTACTTAGCGATCATTGCCTGCAAGTAGTCGCGACCGACGCGCTCTTGCTCTGCAGGGGAGTTGTCTCTCGCAGGTGTAACGCCAAAGCCCGGGTCGCTAAGCGTGCCGGGCATGGTCTGCATTGTGCCGACCGCGCCTTTAGGGCTTATGGCGTTGGGGTTGCCACCGCTCTCCACCTGCATAACCGCCGCCGCCAGCGATTCAAAGTTCGGAGCCTGAGCCTGAGCCTGAGCCTGAGCCTGAGTCGCAGCAGGGGGGGCAGGAGCCACTTTGCGCAGCTCTGCCAGACGCGCGCGCTGCTCGTCGGTGTAGGGGCTCTGATATTCCCCACGAGGCAAGCCACGTGCCTTGTCAATCTCTGCCTCGCGACGACGCGCGGCGTCGAAGAAAGGGGTAATACCAAACTTGATTGGGCTCTGCTTGTCCGTCTCTACCAGCGGCTTGCCAGTCAAAGCGTTTATAGCGCGCCCTCCGAGGTTGTACATACCCGCACCGAGCTCACCATAAGCGTTAAGGGCAGCCGCCATAGGAGCCTGCACTACGTCGTTGAACGCCAAGAACGGCTTCGCCAATAGGACTTGGTCACGCGCAGCCTGTTCTTCTTGCGCCGTCATGCCACCACGTGCTGCTCGCCCTTTGGGTGGGCGGTTGAACAGGTTGCGGTTGACGATTTTCTGGTCAGGAAGCACCGGCTGTTCTGTGTTGCCAGAAACGGGTGCAGCAACAGGCGCAGCAGCAGGAGGAGCGGGGGTTGACGCAGCCATGACCGGACCTGCTGCGTTGCCACCGAAAGCGGGCGTAGCCGTGTCGAGCGGACGATTGCGCGCTTGGTCTTGGCGCATGCGCAACAAACGAGCTGCCTCGGCTTGCGCCATGGTCGTCTGCGTCTGAGCCATCTGCTGCATCTGCTGAGTCTGCGCCGCATCGGACGCTGGGGTGTAGCCGGTCATCCCCCCTAGTGGGCTGTACATGTTCATCGCTTAGTCCTTGTTAGGGGTAGTAGTACGCTGCCTGCTGCGCTCGGCGGTACGCATCGGCGCTGGTCTGGTACACCGGGTTGCCTAAGTAGCTGTTAAGCATACCTGTCAGTTGCTGCGCAGTTTGCTGCCCGGCTTGCGCCACCCGATCTGCGCCAGAGTAGTCGGCGTTTGCATTGTAGCTGGATGTTAGGTTTTTGGCGCTGGTAAGAGCGCTTTGTTGCGCTGCGCGCCCCCTGTCCAGACCAGTCATGTAGGCGGTAGTTGCGCCAGTAGTGCCGCCCAGCTTGGCGCGGCGCATCTCAGCGTCGATAGTCCCCACGCTCTTGCCAGCCCTCTGCATCTGGGTCCGCGCGTCGACCATGTTGCGCTGCTGCGCCATTTGCTGCTGCGCCATGCTGCGTATAGCCATCTCTTGGGGGTTATACAGGCTACGAGCTTCGTTAAACGACTGGTCTGCAATAGCGTTCATCTTGTCCGCTTGGGCAAAGTTGCGCTGCTGCGCCTGTTGCTGCATCGCCATCTGTCGGCTAGCCATAGCGCCAGCTTCTTTCTGGCTCTGACGCGCAAGTAAAAGTCCGCCAAGGTCTAGACCCAAGCGAGCTGTCTGCGCGTTCCTGCCCACCCAGTCTTGCACGCCGCCTATTTTTTGCTCTATCGGGCCCGACGGAGGGCGTGCAGGAGGTGTACCTGCTGAGCCCTGTCCGCCCAACAGGCTGTACTGGGATTGGCCGCCCTGTCGGTCTGGCGTAACGCCGAGGCCGCCGGTTGTGCCAACGCCCCCGCCTGTGGAGGTGTTAGCGTTCACCTGCGTGGTAAACGAGCCAGAGCCAAACGCGCCGTCAGGGATTGAGACGCCCTGCCCAGCTTGGAACGCTGGGCTGCTTTGCCCCGCACCCAGTGGAGTGTTTAGGCCGCCGCTGCCTTGGCTGTTAAACGAGAGGTTGAGGCCACCACCGAACGGCGCCGAGCCACCGCCACCGCCACCGCCACCGCCACCGCCACCAAAGTCCATGGTGCTATAGGGGGACTGATACGCGCCGTTGTCGTAAGAGGAGCCGGTGAGCGCGGAGCCAGAGCCAAACGCGCTAGTGTAGTCGTTCGTCGGCGCCGAGTACTCGTAAGAGTTTGGGGCTTGAAGCCCGTCACCAGCGCTGCCAGAGCCAAAGCCGTAGCTCGAGCCACTTTGCGTAGGCGCACTCAGGCTGGGGCCCGAGCTAGCCGGAGCGGCATAGAGGGCAGGGCTCGACAAGCCATAGTCAGCCCCAGCGCTGTAGCTGGCTGACGGCGTGTATGACGGCGTGTAGTTGCTCGTTGGTAACCACCAATCCATAATCATTCTCCCTTTGGCATTGACGTGTACTTGCGGAGCAAGCTGTCGAAGAAGTCTCGGCCCTTAGCACGAACCACATGCTCGGGGATAACGTACTCACCGTTTGCAACTTTAACAGGTGCAGCGGTGCTTGTGTTAAGCGTCCCGATGGAATCTGATCGACCGGTGCCGGGGCCACGCAAGTATCCGCCGTTCGCCATACCAACCGGATTCTCCATCTGCGCTTGGGCCATCAAGGGTATTTGACCCGGCTGGGTATCACCCATCTGGCCTTGGCCCTGACCTTGCATCTGTTGTAGGCCGCGAGCGATTACGATAATATTCAATATTACAGAGGGGTCAAAGCTGGCTGGCAGGGGCGTCATGCCCTGCGCAGCGACGAACTGGCGCAGCTGGGGGTACAACGAGGGGTTGTAGATGGCCGCCTCGGCAACTCGACCCATGGTTACGACTTCGTCTGGCGTTAGCTCTCCAGACTGCATGAGCTGCACTGGACGGGTTAGCAAGCGCTGCAACGTCTGCGGGTCACGCATCATCTGGCCAATTTGCGCCTGCATCATCTGAGCGTTTGGTTGCCCACCCATTGGCATCTGCATGTTGCTCTGGCCCATGACAGGGCCGCCGTCGGCGTAGCGCATTGTTAAGCCGGGCATGTCTGCACCGATCAAGCCGCCGTCTTTCATACCGCCGGGGGCGTCAGGGCCGAAGCCGCCGCCGTCAGGGCCGCCGCCGCCGCCGTCAGGGCCGCCGCCGCCGCCGTCAGGGCCGCCGCCGCCAAGCCCCAAGCCGCCAGACGAGGTGAAGCCAAAGCTGTCGCTGGTTTGTGCCGGGGCTGAGATGCCGCCGCCTGCGTTATCTGGGCCTGTGTTGGCTGAGACAGTGCCGCTATCCGGCGATGAGAAACCCATGCCGCCGCCGTCGGGGCTACTGAGGCCGTAGCCGCCGCTATTGGCGCCGTACCCCATGTTGCCGTTGGTGTTGTTGGTGTTGACCATCGACTGCGCAACTTCAGGCGTGACGTTTAGGCCAAACCCAAGCGCTTGCGCACCTGCTTGCGCTGCTGCGGGGTTGGCGGACACGTTGATACCCTGCGTGGCCGCAAACGCGCCTAGTGGGTCAGGGCTGTTGTTTATAGCCATACCCGCCTGCGCGGTATCGACCATTCCTTGGTTGCCGACTGCTGCAGTGCCTATCGAAGAGTTCATTGCGATATCGCCGAGCGTCGTTGGCGTGTCACCAAACAAGCCAGTGCCTAAGCCCAGAGCCGCGTTAGCAATGGCCATGCTAGGGTTCGCCATGCCGATTACGCCGTTAATCGCGGACGCAGGTGACCCACCCGCCAACGCTCCACCGGCAACTGCCCCCGCTGGGCCTGCCACCAAGCCTCCGAGAACAGAGCCGAGCGGGCCGTAGTTACCGTTTGCGGCAGCGAGGCCTGTGCCAGCCAAGTTGCCAGCCTGAGCCATTTGCTGCAGTGCGGTGTTGCCTGTAAGCGCGCCAGCCAGACCGACAGCCTGCGTACCTAGACCCAGCGCCTGCGCCTCGGCTGCTGACATGCCGATGGGCGACGCGCCCGGCGTGCCGCCGGAACTAATCGGCTGGCTAAAGCCCGACTCGCCACCACTCGGGTTTATGCTAATGCCCGTGCCCTGTGGCGCTGTCGCATCGACCTTCTTAATGCTCTCTACGCCCGGATTGACCCCGCCTTTAGCGCCTCTACCACCTTTGCGGAAGTAGTCGACACCTGCTGTCAGGCCAACGCCAGAGCCGGGTTGGAGGGCACGGTTAAGTAGTGATGCCATGATTACGCCTTCATGTTGGTTAGGAGCGCGTTAAGCGCCGATTGAATGTTACTTACGTCGATAGCCAACTGCTGCACATCGTTCAACAAGTTAATATAGTCGTCGATTGTCGGCACTTCGACACCAGATATTACGTAGTAGTTTCCACGCGCAGATATCTGCTTCATGGTTTGCCTGTCGGCAGCCTCTACACCCAGAGAGTCGTTCGTCACGACCCGCCCGGGGCCGCGCTGGCCGAGCATAATCTCTACGTTCTCTTTCAGCGCCGACATAACGTCGTATTGCCACTGCTCGATTTTCTCTGGTGGTATCGCGGGTATACCCTGAAATTTAGGCATTACGCACCTCTCAGTCCGGCCATAGATTCAGCCATGATAATAGCACGCACCCTGACGTTAGTCGAGACACGCACCTCGAAGGTGTCCGCGCGGTACCCACCGGGCAGGCGAAACGCCGTGGCGTCATTCCGGGAGTTGCTGTATATCAGCTTCTTGTTCACAAAGAACTGAAAAGTTACAGACCCGGTGCTTACACGCAGGTCGCGCAGGTTGCTGCCCGCGACTTGTAGTTCATTCGCGGTTACCGTGCCTAGCGCGCCCAGCACATCGTTATTCGCGATAATAGCGGCGTTGTACGCCCTAATGTTCGTGTTCTCGAGTACAAGAGCGGCAGCGTCGTCTTCACTGTTGAAGTCTCCGACAATCTGCGCCGCGCCCAAGTTGAGGGGTGACTTGGTCGTGAAAACCTTAGACTTCCAGTCCAGAACCGCGTTACCGACCTGCAGGGAGTTCCACAGCCAGACTTGGTCGCCCGCAGCGTAAAAGAACCGATCAGTCTTAGCGTCGTAGTACGCAGCGGTAAAGCGAATGTCAGACTGCACCAAATGTCCGCCAACTTCCTCGTTGCGCTCGAACAAGAACGTGTTCAGGCCGTCCGAGCCAAAGTAGCGACCCCGGTAGTACGCTCCGTACAGATTTGTAGGGTCGTAATCTTGCGGCCAAGTCGCCCAACTGTGTACGTTCTTAGTGAGGTAGTCTGTGCCGATGGTGGTAGAGTAAACCGCCAGACCGCCAGCAGACGCCCAAACCACACCGAAACCGATGTTGATAACGGAGCGCTTTGACACACACGGCAAGATGTAGTCCGTGCGGGTGATGGACATCGCCGCAGGGTTGTTGCCGTCCAGCTTCCATGGTGTGCGGTCAGTCAGCGCTAGCAACGTGGTGCCGTAAGCACCCAGCGCCACAATCTTAGAGTCCACCTGTAGGCGGTACTTGATCGGCCAAGCGTGCGGAACACCCGGTTCAGCAAAGCAGATGGTGTTATCAAAAAAGCCGACCATCATACTGTTGTGGATTGCCAGCAGCCCCTGCATGCGCTCGTCAGGTTGGTCGTAGTCCAGCGACTCCAAGATGTTGTCTAGCGTGCTCACATCCTGCTCGTCGACGAAGGACAGCGCCGCGCGGAACTCCAGCGCGCCAGTCAGAGCCTCGGCCTTAAGTGGGTCTTCGACGGATGTGTCCACAAAGCGAAATGTATTGTTGTCGATCTTCGTGATCTCGAACACCCCGGCGACCAGTCCTGAGTCGTCAGTGGGGCGGATGGCCAGCAGGTCACCGCTAATAAAGCCGTGTGCTGTGCGCGTAACGGTTACCACGTCGGTAGCTACGAGGCGCTCAAACGTGCCGGACACTGCGTCCACGGTGTAGCTGAGCTCGCCCGCCAGTGCCAAACCTTCGGTGGGGACGGCCAGCGAGGCGTCGATAAATGTGAAGCTGTCGTCGCTCACGCGAGTAACGGTAAACGTGCCTTCTACGAGGCCGCTCTCGTCTGTAACCGTGGTGCGGATGACGTACCCAGTCTGCAGATCGTGTGCGGTTTTGGTGACGGTTACCAGCGCGACTCCCGCGAGGCGCGCGTAGTCTGCCGCGATGCTGGGCACCATGTCCAGCTCTGCAACGCGGAAGTAGTCAGAACCAGACACACCAGCCACTGTGCGATAGACACGCACCTGCAAGCCGGGCTCTTGGTAGCCTTCGCCGTGAGTCCACAGGCTCGGAATACTCGAGATCGTAGTGGTCTGGCCTTCTTTTAAGAAGATTGTGGGCGACGGCTCGGAAGGCACGGACTCTTCGCCCCAAGCGGTTAGATACGTGTATATGTAGCTGCGGGGCTTAGTGATGCCAGATAAGTCGACTTTGCCGTCTGTGTTAGCGGCGCTTACCTCAGCTGGTCCAAAGTTAAAGTAGCTAAACGATGTATCGTCGATAACAGTGACCTGCACGTTGGAAAGGTTGTACGCGACGTTCGCCCCGGTGAACCCAGTAACAGTGGCGAAGTCGCCAGTCGTCAGGCCGTGCGGCTCGCTGGTCACCAGTGTCGCGTTGTTGCCGGAGTCGCGCAGGCGTGACACAGTAGTCTTCTGCGTAAACGGGGTAGCCTCGGCCACGGGCACGACTGTTGGCAGGGGTAAACCCATGCGGTAACTGGCGCTGGGGAACTGGGTTCCGCTGGTCGCCAAGTCAAAGTCGGTAACACGAGGGTAATCTTGGCCAGTGTAGTAGACTCGCTGCGACTGGTCGCCTTCGACCTGCGCGGTTGCCACGTCGACATCGGTAGTCCAGTGCAACCAGTTCAGCTCGCCCGTCTCGGGGTCCTCCATCGGGTAGATGGTGCGGATGGTGCCCTCTTTATCCAGCGTAGACGTGCGCTCAGGGCGTCGGTATGGCAGCAGGTCACCAGACGAGAGGTCAAGGTTAAACGCATACTGCGCTACGGTGTCCGGCAGGAGTTCGCCAGAAATCTTTGGAGCTTCACCAAAGAATCTCTGGATTTTAAGGGCTACACCGGGCATGGTTTACCTAACTAGGAAGGGTCTCGCGGCTTGCGTGAGACAATGGACTGAACGGTCTCGGTTTCCCAGATGCGAATAAGCGTCCACACAATGGTAAAACAGGCGGCCACGGCGGGTAAGAAATCCACAAGTGTTCCTAACACAGTAAAAACAGACGCGAAATCCACCACGGTTTTGGTTGAGTCGGATATGTTCATGTTAGCAATTCCAAGCCTTAAGGCTCTTGTTTATACGACTGTTCGGGTCTTTCGCGGTCTTCTCGCTAGTGAGCTTCTTCTTCATGCCTTCCATGCGAGCGCAGAACGAGTCTTTACGCTTGCCGCCCTCTGGCTGGGGAGCCTTGAGGCCGGGCTTGCCGGGGTTGGCTTTGTTGTAAGAAGCACGGCCTTTAGCGTTCAAGCCGCCAGCCTCACTTTTACCCTCTTTACGCTGCCATGCAGCAGTCTTAGCCACTTACTTACCTACTTTGTACGGCGTACACTTGACTGTGCGTGCAGGAGCACCCACCATGCCGCCGTGCTTGTACGTGGTGACAGCTGCGTCGTAGGCCGCTGCGGTCTTCTTACGAGTTTCGGACTCATCCTTCTGGGCCTGCATTTTTTTGCGGTCGGCAGAAGAGACGTACAAGTCGCCATCAGCTTCAGGATTGCGGGACTTGTAGGCACCCATGGTGCCGGGTTTGGTAGACGAAGGCATATACGCTCCTAAGATGGTGTCTGATTGTAATCTATAGGCCCCAAAGGGCGCAACGCTTTTATGCCACTAGGCCGCTCAAGTAAACCGTCTTGCCGTTCTGTTTTGTGGCGGTAAGCGCCTGCTTCTTGTTATCCGCAGGGTTGTAGCTTACGTGCACCCAACCTGAATCTGGGACGCCGGGAGTGTAGAACTCAAGAATGACTTGGCGGAAGTTCAGGTTATCTACGAGCCACTGTGCCAGCTCAGCGTTAGCCACCCCGGGAATCTCGATGTCCGCAGCCATACCCTTACAGTGATCTGACGTTTTAGAGCCGCCCACTTTAGTGTTTACCTCAACACTGCGAAAGCCGGAGTTGACTTTAACGGGCATGCCGAAGCGCTCACGCACAGGCTGTAACACGCATTCACACAGGATGGTCAGGTTCTCTAGCTGGTCGGCATCGGGGGTATTGTCGATGTCATGGCGTAGGGCGGTTTCGCTTTTGGTCATCTCCGCAAGGGAGAAGTTGGCGGTTAGTTTCATATAAACTCTTCTTTAGGTAT